CAGCGTTTCACGACGCTCCTGGACACGTCGTACTGTTTCGCGGCCCGGTAGACGGTCGAGGCCCGGGCGAACGCGACTATCTCGGTTTGCTCCTCCGTCGTCCAGGAGCGGCGCGGCCGGGGCGCGTGGCGGTGGTCGTCTGGTTTTTGAGGTTTCTGGGGTTCCGTGACCGCTTTGACCTCAACCGGTTCAGGGGCCTCAACCGGCGGGGGAGGCGGGAGCGGGTGGCGTTCCCGGTCGTAGCCGGGGGAGAGCTGAGCACAGATACCGCCCTCGGCCAGTACCTCTCCTCGCGTCGAGCGGATGACCGGCCGGACCACGCCGTCCCGGCCGCGCGCCCCGTCGAACGTGAACGGGTTAGGGGAACCGGTCACCGTGGCCTCATCCGGGCCTAGGAGGGCCTCCAGAATGTCCCGGGGGACCGGGGACGTATCCGGGCGGAGGAGCGGTTCCGGTTCGCTCAGCCCGAGGACCCGGAGACACGCCTTAGCCTGTGAGGACGTGTGCTGCCACCACGCCCGCCCGCATATCTCACAGCCCGGGTCGTCCCCGAGACGGGCGGCGGTCGCGCATTGGAGATGGGCGGAAATCTCGGAGCCGGGTTCCGCCTGGTCGAACGCTACGAGGAGAGCTATGAACGCGGTGAGGGTGATCCGGTCACAGTCGAGGGTGAGCGCGGGGAGCATCTTCCCGTACGGCGGGTCAGCCATCGGTACCGGGGGCGGGTAGGTCCTTCCCGTAACAGACGAAGTACGCCATCCCGTCGTGGTGTAGCTGGTGGTGGCCGGGATGCCCGGGCTCCCCGCAGTTCGGGCAGTGGCCCTCTACCGCGCTCCCGGTTAGCTCTTGCGGTTCTTCCGGTTCAGTCCCCATCCTGTTCCTCCCGGTCACAGGTATAGCCGAGTAGGCCGTTGGCGTCCTCGATGTGGTGGTAGCGGCCGCCCGGCTCCCCGCAGTTCTCACAGCGTCATCGAGGGCCTCCTCCAAGAACCATACGACCTCGATCCGCTGGCGGCCGGGCGTGTCGTTGAAGCCGATAGCGCCTAGCCAGTCGGCGTTGTCCGAGTAGCCATAGGCGAAGTCACTAAGGAACTCGTAGGTCGAATCGCTGAACGTGTCTACGGGGAGAGCCCACCGGTCTGTCCGGCGTAGAGCGAGGCACCGGCAGGGCTTCTCCATCCGCAGCGGCCCGCTGATCCAGTCGGTCGCCGGGTCGGCTATCTCGAACAGGTTCGCCTCTAGCTCGGCGATGATCTTGCGGGTCGGGGTTATCGGCCGGTCGGCCGTCAGTGAGGGTGCCATGCGGCAACTCTAGCGCGCTAGTGGTCGCGGCCGCTCAGCGGCGCCCGGTGCTGGTCACCCGGGGGATCATCACCCGGCCCGCCTGCCGGGCCTGCCCCGGGCCGCGCTCGGTCGTCGTCGGTGTCGCGGGCATCTGCCGGTGCGCGGCGCTCGTCATGCTTGCCTCTCCCCCGAACAGCTTGAGTAGCGCCTGGCTGGTCGCGTCGACCATGTCGTCGTGCGGGCCCGGGAACGCCGACATCTCCTCAAGGTAGGTGCCCGTCCACGGGGCCCGGGCGAGAATATGGACGTTCCCGGCCTCGATCTTGCCGGACTCGGCCCGCATCCGGGTCGCCTTATCCCCGACCGGTGTCGCCTTGATCAGCCCCGCCATGCCCTTGCGGCGGAGCCGTTGGACGGCGTCGCGTTCGTTGTCGGTCATGCCGATCTGGCTCGCCATCTCGACGCTCAACGTGTAGCCCGGTTTCGCCTGGCGTAACTCGGTCATCACTTCGGGGGCGTTGCCCGTGTACTCGCAGAAATGGCGGCGGATACCCGGGTGGCGGACCGCCATCAGGGCGATCGCGTTCGCGGTTGTCGCCTGGTTCCATTGGCCTCGTAACTGGTCGAGTAGCCATGCGTCGCTGCCCGTCCTGATCCAATACTGGCCCACGACGTAGTCGCCCTGCTCGTTGTCTTTCAGCTTGAAGTCCCACGAGGAAATCGCGTCGTCGAAACCGGGCGGGGCCTGATCTTCGAGCCGCCACCATGACCGCTTGATTTCGCCGCCCTCGGCCGGGCTGGGCCGCTGCTGGGATAGCGCGGCCGTCAGATAGGACCCGAGGCGTAGCTGGCGGCCTTTGACGGTCGCGAGCGAGAAGCGTTCCGGTTCTATCGGTTCGCCGGGCGCCCGGCCGAGCGGGTCCGGTTGGTGAAGGTACGGGTCGAGGCTGTCCGGGTCGTACTCCTCGGCTAGCTCGGGGATGCGGACTATCTCCCAAGCCTCGCCGGTCCCGTCCTCCATCCGCTGTTTCAGGCGGGCGGTCGTGTCGTCCTCGTGCCAGCGGGTGTGCACGATGAGTATCCAGGCGTCATCGGTTTCGAGGCCGGATGAGACGACAGCCCGGTATTGGTTGTCGACTAGCTCTCGGCGGGCGAGGCTGTGCGCCTCCTGCCAGTCTTTGAACGGGTCGTCGAACACGACGCCGTGCGCGCCGAACCCGGTCAGGCCGGACATGATTCCCGCGGCGACCACTCCGCCTCCGTCCCGGGTGGTGAACTGGCCTTTCTCCTGCTGGTCGGAGCGAAGCTCGGCGCGTAGCTCGTGGCGATGGAGGCGGAGGATGTCTCTGATGGCGAGGGCGTTCGTGGTGGCGAGCTTGTCGCCGTAGCTGACGAGGATCAGTTTGGTGGTCGGGTCACGGTCGAGCGCCCATGCCGGGCCCCACTGGCTCGCCCATGTGCTCTTGCCGTACCGGCGGGGCAGGTTCCATATCTGTCGGGGTGATTCGCCGGTGACGGCCCGCGTGAACTTGGTGCCGAGGAGGACGGTGTACCGCCATAGCTTGATTCGGCCCCGGCTCAGGTGGTGGGCCATCGTGGCGGGTGTCTGCCGCCACGCGAGGGCCGGGTCGCGCCCGGCGACTAGGTCTAGCTCCGGTTCGGATAGGGCGGCCTCGATGACCGTCATCGTGTCCTCGTCGGCGGCCTCGACTACCTCGGCGAACTCGGCTTCGCTGAGTGTCGTCAACCAGCGGCCCATCGCCTGCACCGCCTGGCTGTCGGGGCGCTGTCGGGCTCGGGTCGCCATAGGCGGTCTAGTCTGCCAGGTAGGCGTGCAGCGCCGCTCTGATCGCCTTAGAGCGGGCTCTGGCGGCCTGCTGGTGGGCTGGGTCAGCGGGCTCCCAAGTGTCCGCTAGTTCGGTGCCGTGGAAGATCGGGGCGGGCTTGCGGAACCGGTCGCCCTCGGCCATGAGCGAGTCACGTAGCCGGTCCCAATCAAGCCATAGCTGGCGTTCCTCCGCTCGGCGGTTCCGGCGGTTTACGGGCGGCAATCGTATCTGCCCGAGTCGGGGTCGAGATGGTCGAGCGGGGCGCCGTCGTGGCAGGCCGGGCAGCGTTTGTCGGCGTCCGGGTGCGGTTGCTCGGTCGGCGGCCTCGGGGGCGCGGTGATGGTCGAGAGCGGCGGGGCGGGCAGGACCGCCTCGAACACAGCCCGCATGACCCGCGCCAGCATCGGGTTTACGCCTCCTCGGCTATCGCTTCGCCCGCCGCCTGCTCGTCGCTTCTACCGCCCCCACCCTGGATCACCCTGAACCTCTGCATCACCGCCGCCGCCCGCTGCTCCATCGGCACCGGGTCCGGTTTCTCGTCGCCCGGCCTGGCCTGCGCTATATCCGCGCCCGTCATCTTCCGGTACGACTCCTGCACCTTCAACAGCACGAGGATCGCCTTCAACCGAATCTCGTCGTCCTCGACCGCGACCAGTTCGACCGCGCCGGTCACCCGGTTCTTGCGCTCCTCGTAAACCACCTTCCCCGCGTGCCGGACCGGGTGGCTCGCCACCATGATCTGCACCGTCCGGTAATACAGGTCCGCTAGCTGCTCCGCGGCGAGCGCCCGTATCTCCTCGACGTGCGGTGCCGGTAGCCGCTCCAGTTCCTTACTGATCGCCGTGCTCACGCTCCCCGGCCCGCCCGGGTACAACGGCCTGCCGTCCAGCCCGGGGCTGTCCGCTATCGCCTGGAGCGTCGCCCCCGCCTTCCGCAACTCCAACGCACGCGTCGCCTTCACCCGCGACTCCACCACCCGGCTCGACGTTTTCCGCCCGGCCACTAGCGCGCTATACCTTGCCGGGGGGTCGGGTTGCCCTCATGGGGTGGGACTATAGCGCGCTTGGGTGGGGGGTTGGGCGGTGATGCGGGTGGCTTCGTAGATGCCGTTGTAGATGCCGTTGTAGGGGTCCTCTTGGGGGATGGGTTTGTGGGGGAAGTAGCGGGTGATCCAGTGGTGGTTTATTGTCCAGCCTCGTCCGCAGCAGGGGCACCAGCCTGGGGTGATGGTGGCGTGTTCGTCGAACAGGGTGTTGAGGGTGTGGGTGAACTGGTCGGGTAGTGGGGCGGGGGTGAGGGGGGCGGCGCATTCGGGGCAGCGACCTTCGGATAGTTGGGCTAGGCGTATCGGGTGGTCGTTGGCTAGGTCGCTGATCCGGTGTTCGGGGCAGGTGCAGGTGGGCGGCGGGACGTTCCGGCGGCCTCCTGGGCGGTCGTAGCTCACGCTGGGAGCCAGCCGTTGTCTCGGGCGCAGTCCTCGCACACATAGATGCGGACTAGCTGGGTGGCTGGCGGGAGGCCGAGGGCTGCGGCGGCGGCTTCAGCGTCGGCGTCGGTGCCGATCTTCGTGAAGAACCCGCCGCATCGGTTGCATTGGAAGTGGGTTCCGGCGGTCGGGTGGCCGTCGGCGGGGTTGTGGCGATGGTCGGCTAGCTGGGGGCCGCCGCATGTAGGGCAGAGGGCGGTCATCGGTTGGCAATTTCGAGGAGTACGTCGGCGTGGCAGGGCCGGTCGAGGGGACACCAGCACATCAGGTCGTGTCCGGCTAGTTCCGTCTTGGCTGCGGCCAGTAGATCAGCCTGCTCCGCTTCGTTGATCCATCGCCGGTACTCGGCCACGACAACCTCGGCGCCGTGAGTCCCGATTAGGAACGGGTTGCCCCAGCGGGTCGGGCGGGCGACGTTGACCGCTCCGGGCGGTTTCCGCCATCCGCCCGTCCGGCGCATCTGGATTCGTTGCGGGCTCATGTTGTCACGTCCGGTGGGGTGCGCCCTTGCAGTTCGGCGGGGCTGGCGCCCTTACGTTCGGCTAGCGCGTACAGGTAGGAGCAGCGGCCTTGAAGTCGGCGGACCTCGGCCGCTTCCCGCTGGCCCCATGCGAACGCTGAGGCGTGGCGGTCCTCGGCTGCCCGGCGGTCCGCGTCGGCGATGTCGTGGGCTCGGTTCTCGCGGCGGCGGGTCGCTTTCTCGATGATGACGTAGCCGGAGGCGTCGAGGTGGGTGATCAGTTCGTCTATCTCGTAGCCGTACATCGTGTTCCCGTCCCATGCCTCGATGGTCCGGCGGAGCTTCGGGTCGTCTACGATCACGGCGTCAGCGTGGTAGCCAAGTAGCGGGCCGGGCAGCCCGGCGGCTTGTGCGGGCTCCTGGGGGCCTCTCGTGGCCTCGTGGGGCCGGTTCCACATCAGCGTGAACGCCGGGTCGCTGTTGTGGTTGCCATACTCGATCCCGGCGTAATGGCGGGGCCAGTCCTCGTCGATACTGAGGTACGGGCGGTTGATGTTGCTCAGGTCGACGAGCAGGGAGAACGGTCCGGCCCGCCATTCCCATCGGCACCGGTCAAGGGTGTGGTCGGTGCATAGCCCGATTATCGGCCATGCCCGGTTCCAGCATTGCTGGCGGCTGCCCCATGAGTCTCGGTGGCGGCAGCGGCTCATCGTGGCCGCCGTGGTGCTAGGGCGGCGGCGATGTACCGGTCTATCTCGGCCCGGTTCGCCCGTATGAAGCTGCTGATGCCTTGGCCGCTCGACAACCACCAGCGGTACAGCCCTTCGTCGTTCTGGACCCATTGGTCCCGCTCGCCGTCGTTCATCCGGTCATCTTCCTCCACTCGTCGAGAGTCACGGTTTGGCCTGCCCGGATCGCCTTCTCCAACTTGCCCATAGGGAATCTCTTGCGGCCTTGGTTCGGTTTCGGCCATTCCTCGTCGGTCAGGTCAATCGGTTTCACCCCGCACTGCCGCCATGCGGCGAGGATCGCCGGGAGCGTCCAGTCGTCGGGCCGCTGGTAGAACTCGAACATGCAGGCGTAGTCGGTGCAGCCCGCGCCCGGGCATCCCCGGTGGGCGATTGTCAGCTTGTCGGCTGTCTCGCGGAGCGGGCGCCAGCCGTCGGGGTCGTCCTTACCGACGCTCACCATGACCTCCTCGCGGTCCGGCCAGGTGATGTCGAGGATGGCGCCGTTCTCCATCGGCAGGCGAGCCTCAATGGAAGCGTTAACGGTGTACGGCTTGCCGTCCTTCGGGTGGGCCTCGTGCTCGGGCGTGTAGGCCCAACTGGCTACCGGGACTGTCTCATGGTCTACGAGGACGATGCCGGGCCTGGTCCGCTCGACAGTCACGGTCGGCCCGCCTGGGATCAGGCCGTGGGGGTATGTCTTGTAGTCGGTCGTCCATCCCTTGGCGCAATGCACGGTGGCCGTCATCGGCCTATCGGCCTCTGGCTGAGCGGCAGCCAGCCGTCCGGGCCCTCGCCGACCGCGGCTAGTCCGTCGAATCGGCGGTCGCCGCGCGGGCCGCTCACATGCCAGCGGAGACAGCCGCCGTAGCACGGCCAGGGTCGGTCCTTCCGCCACCACGGGAACAGGCGGCGCAGACTGGAACGGCGGACCGCCTCAGACATCGTGAAGCTCAGCCGTCCCGTCAGCCCGCAAACCTCCGGGTAGACCCCGCCGGGCGCTACCGCTGCTCCGAATCCCAGCGTCTTGAACGTGAGCCCGCCTCGGGGCGCCTGGAACGTCGGTAGGGCTGCCCTCGCCGGGGCCCAATAGTCGGGGCCGTTCGGCATCAGCCGAACCGGTGCGCGATGGAAGGCGGGACAGCCAGGCTGCCACCGCCCTCGATGAATACGAGCGTCAGGCCTTCGTCCTGTGCCCACTGGAGGGCGTCCCCGTGTTGCCAGTCGTCGAAGTCGGCCTGTAGGACGGTCATCGCTGCCGCCCACTCCGCCGTGTGAACGAGCCCTCGGGCCCGCTCGCCGTTGAATACGGCCAGCTTCTCGAATGCCTCGGGCATCGGTGATCCTCGGCCCATCGTGTCTCCGTTCGGTGAGGGTTCGGGTAGAACTATAGCGCGCTAGGGGTGCGGGCGGATTGGTAGGTGGTTTCGGCCTCAGCGCATTCGTCGCAGACGGCGCCCGATCGTCGTTCTAGCTGATAGCGGGCTCTCGTGCCGTGCCTGGAGGTTGCGGGCCTCCCGGGGCGCCCTGGGGGCCTTAGGCCGGGGATTACAGCAGTGATCCGGGCGAGGATCGTCGCCAGTTCGGGGGCGGTCAGGTCGCATGACTGCCGTTCGGGCATTCCGAGGGTGGCGCGCAACCGGTTCGCCAGTATCCGGCGGGTGTCGCGCTGACGGATCGTGTCGGCGGCCTCCCGGCAATGATCCGAACAGTATTTCGTGGTGGTCCCGTTCGTCGGGTTGACATGGCATGGCCGGTATTGGCAGTGGGCGCACAGCGGGGGCGGGCGCTCGGTCATGCCGCGTGTCTCCGCTGGCTGGGTAGTTTGCGGGCGAGAATCCGGTTGACGATCATCGGGGCGAGAAGCGGGCAGTACTTGGCCGCCGACTCGCCGTTAGCGATCGCCTCCCATTCCGGCCATACGTCCGCGGCCCACAGATTGCAGCGGAGGGCGAAGTCGTCGGCCTGCCACCATGTCAACCCGCGTGTCATCTGATGGCGGGTATGGCTGCTCGTCATCCCGATCTTGGCGGCTAGCTGCGTCCAGTTCGCGCACCGGGCTGCTACCCGTAGCGGGTCCATCGGGAGGCGGGCGGGCAGCCGGAGGGGGCCGGTCATCGCTGGGCCCGGAGTAGGGCAGCGGCATGCTGGAGTGCCTTAGCCGCGTCGGCGATCGCTTCGTCCTCGGCGCAGGTGATGATGAGCCCGGTCCCGTAGCAGCACGCCGCGCAATGAGCATGGCCGGGCACGCCGTAGGCGGGGGTCCGGCAGATCAGCGGGTCGACTATCTCGTCAGCGAATGCCATACGGTCGGCGGCCTCTGTCGCTGTCGAGGGCGGAGCCGCTTCCTGCTCGATGACCCGCACTAGGTCGCGGATCAAGTAGAAGGCGCCGTTGGTGAGGCTGTAGTTGCCGACCTCGGACGCGGCGAGCATAGCCTTGGCGTGAGCGAGGGCGTTCTCGACGCTCAGCGGGCTCGTGCTCATCGCCATGCCAGCAGGATCGACTCGTGCTCGATGACCGGCACGGCCTTCGCCTCGCCGCCCTTGTGCGGCGCCTTGGTGCCCTCCCGGTTCTGGCGCTGCCCCGGGCAGGCTGGCTGGGCGGCGATGACCACCCGGTAGGAGCGGGTTTTGAGGAGGGCGATCCATCGGCCCGTCAGGTCGTAAACCTCGCCCGCCCGGATCGAGTCCTTCACGTTGACGATCGCTAGCGACGGCCACCACTGGACGGCCTTGCGGTGGATCGTCCAGTACATAAGCTCGTGGGTTCGGCTCCCCCGCCCGCTGTACCGGCCACTGTTGTTCGGGTGGAGCGCCCGGCCCGCGGCTACCCGGTAGGTCATGCGGTCGCTGTCGTCCTTCGGCTGCCACGAGTCGCTGCAGCCGTTGTTGTAACTCGGACTCGTAACCACGGCGTGGGCCTGGATCGGGTAGCTGTCCATCTCGGTCGCGTCGGCGAGGGCCACGCGGGAGTCGGCGTCCCGCCACGGCTCGATGTCGCCGCCCGCGAATACGTAGCCGAGCCGGTCGCATAGGGCGCCCAGCCGTGTGCCCTCCCCGGCGAACGGGTCGAAGATGAACTCGTGGTGGCGGACCACGTTCGGGATCAGGGTGGCTAGGGCCTCGATGACCTCGACGCTGAACTGTGCCGGGTTCCGCTCGGCCGTCACTGGCGCAGCGAGTCCGTCGCCGCCGCGTGGACCAGGTAGGAAAACTCGGAGACGTGCTCAACGGCCCGGACGTGGTGCTCGCATAGGGCGGTACCGCCGATCAGCGCCGCTGCTGGGGCCGGTGGGATGCCCTTCGGGTTGGTCACTATGCAGAGCGCGCAGTCGGGGTGCCAGTTCACAGCGTGTCCCCGGGCATCTGCTGCCACACGGTCCCGTCAAGCTCAGGCTGGTGAATCTTGCGGCCGTTCGGCTCAGCGTCCTGCTTGAAGAAGAACGGGATGCCCTGGTCGTAGCAGCGGTCCCGTATCGGCCGCACCCAATCGATGTCCATCGGCCGGGCCCCGTGCCCGCTCTCCGCCCCGACGATCACCCATCCGATCCCGGTCAGGTCGAGCGAGGGCAGCGGTCCTAGCAGCGGCTCCAAGCTGAGGAACCGGACGGCGGCTGGGGTGTCCCGCAGGTGGTGGGCTCGGAACGTGAAGCGGTCGCTCTCGATGCTCGTGCCCAGCCAAATGTTGCGAGGTATGCCGACCGGCGGTGAGCCCTGCCCTGCCGACCAGCGCGCCCGGACGTAGCCGCGCATCCTCGGTGCCCGTTTCGTGAGCACCTGATAGGTGTGGCGGTCCGCTGTCTCCATCACGTCGAACACGGCGTTGAGGAAGCTGGCTGACGCGTCAGGGTGGAACAGGTCGCTCATGCTGTTCACGAAGATCAGGCGCGGCCGGGTCCAACGGTGCGGCTGGTCGAGCCGGTCCGGGTGTTCGGTAAACTTGAAACCGGGGCCGCTCGTGCGGGGATCGCCGTCAGCCTGGTAGGCCGCGCTACCCATCCGCTTCAGGCGGCCCGCCATCGTCAACGCATAGCAGTGGTCACCCGGGTAAGCACCCGGGCGAGACGCGATCGCAACCCGACGAAGGGTTCCAAGTCGCGTCGGTCCAATCGATGTTCGAGTGGTCGCCCATGGTTCTTTTGCCTCACCTCACTCTCGTGTTATGGCCCGAGACGAATCTCCTCGGGCGGTTCTCGCTGTCGTACTGCTGGAAGGTCGCCCCGCAGCCGCACTCGCATCCGGTCGATGGGTTCGGCGCGTCGGGGTGGCGCAAGTCTGTCCTTTTGCGATGATGCACGCGGTGGTGGGGCCGGTCGGTTACCTCTAGGTTTTCTAGCCGGTTGTCGGCCCTGTTCTCGTTGCGATGGTGGACCTCCTCGCCAACGGCTAGGGGTCTACCAAGATGGGCTGAGGCCACGAGTACGTGCTCGTAGACGTACCCGCGTACGTCCGCGTTCGGGTGGTCCGGCTGCTTGATCAGGACGTAGCCGTCGGGCGTCACTGTCCGGCCTCCCTTCCAGTTCGGGTTAGCGGCGCCCGGCTGCGAGCGGCCCATCAGTACGCATCCCGGTAGCGGGCTCGCGCTGTCTCGCGCTCGGCTTCCCGCAACCGTCGTTCGAGGCTGACGCGGGCATCCTCCAACTCGTGGGCTCGGCGTTCAAGGTCGGACACTTGACGTTCAAGGTCGGCGACCTGGCTGTTCCGCCGGGATAGCTCGCACTCCAACTCGTAAATCGTGTCGTGGGAGTCCCGCAGGGTCGCGGCTATCCTGGCGGACTCCTTCTCGGCTGTCTCGATGCGCTGGTCGCGCTCCTCGATGACTTGGCGTAGGTCGGCTATGTCCTCTCGGTCACCCATCGGGGTCGCCTTTCGTGATCGTGAACCCGAGCCCGCGTAGGCGTCGGGCGTTGCTGCGGCGACACTCGCCGCAGTCGTCGTAGCTCATGCCGTCCGGCTGGTCCGGGTGCGTGTACTCCAAGCGGACTAGATGAACCTCGTACTCGATGCCGCCGATGTCCGGGCCTGCGCCTGGCTTGCCGCACGAGTGGCAGCGCGGCCACGGTCCGGGCCGGTTGAGCCGGGCGCGCCGGTTCGGCTCCGTCAGGATCGCCTCGATAACCGACCAGTCGGCCGGGGTCCACACGTACGCCCGGACGTGGGCGGCGTTCAAGCTGGCGAGCACTTCCCGCTGGGCGGGTGTCGGCCGGTCCGGCGGTATCTTCAACTCGGCGGCGATGCAGCCGCCGTGGGCGGGATGCCAGAGGAGCAGGTCGGGCCAGCCGGTGATGTTCGTGCTCGTGATCCACTGGTCGCCCCTGCCGATGCTGCGCCGGATCGTCAGGAACTGCCAGCCCTGGATGGTGGCGAACTCGGTGACGTGGCGCTGAAATCCGATGTGATTGAGTTTTCCGCCGCCCATCCCCGGTAGAGGGCGAGGCGCGCTCACAGTGCCCCCCCTAGGTTGAGCCTGGCGAACTCGCCCCACGCCTCTACTGCGGCCCGGTCGAAGGCTCGTGCAGCGTCGTCCTCGTTATCGAACAGACCCAGGTACCTTTGACGACCGGCGATCTGGATATTGGCGCGCCATTTACCGCCTGATCGGTCGGTCCAACACACGCCCCGGTATCGAGAAGAACCTCCCCGTGACCCTGCGTTAGCGATGTTCTGTGTCCGGGTCGCCGGACGGAGGTTCGATCGGCGGTTATTAAGCCCGTCTCCATCTCGGTGGTCTATCTCAGTCTTAGGCGGCGCTCCCACGATGAACCGGTGGAGGAGCGCCCATCGCTGCTCAGCTATAAGCCACGCATGGACGTAGAAGCGGTCCCCGCTGGTGTGCAACGACCAACTGTGCTCGATCGCCCGATCCCAATCTCCGTCATCCACGTAGGCAACGTGGCCGCTGGGGAGGGATAGGACACCGCGTATCGTCTGGCGCGGTGGCTTAGGGGGCCGCTTTGCTCGCTCTCGTTCCCGGTATCGGCGCGCCTTCAGTCGGTTGCGAACGCGTGTCTCCTCTAGGTCGACGTGCGTCAGTTTCTTCCCGGCGCCCATCCCGGGCAGCGGGCGGGGCGCGCTCATCGCCCTCCCTCGGCTATCTCGCGTAGGGCCTGGATGACCTCGCCGATGGCGTCCTTCTCGTGGCCGTCGAACTTGGCGTGCCATCTCACCGAATGCTCGATGAGCCGGTCGGCTGTAACGTCGGCCGGATGGGTGCGGGTTCTCCTGCGCTTCACAGGCATGGGTCGGCTCCGTCGAGGATGGGCGGTTCGGGCTCGGGGCATCGTGCGCACCGGCCCGGCGTCGTCGCGGTTAGTTGCTGGACGCGCTGGCCGGGATGACGACCCAACGTCTCGGCGGAATGCTCGGCGCATAGGACCGTCGAGAGCATCCGGCCGCCCTTCGGGTTCGGCGCCCAATGCAGGAACAGTGCCCCGTCGGCCATCAGCCGCGCCCAACGAACACGCGGTGCTGGGCTGGGGTTCCGGGTGTAATGCAGACCTCGGATATGTCGCCTAGCTCTACCATCCGGTCGAAGCAGGCGAGGGCGAACCATGAGTCTCCGCCCTGGTGTGATGCCGCCTCTTGAATCCGGACGGCTCCCGCCTCGCCCAGCAATTTCTTTACTCGGTCGCGGATACGTATGAACGTTCGCTGGCCCTCCTCGGTGAACAGCTCGTAGCGGTATCCCATTAGTCGACCAGTCCTCCTAGGTTGGCCGGGGGCCGTGGCCGGGGCGGTTCCCCGTCGGCCCGCTCGGCTTGGGCGACTGCGTTGACGTGATAGCAGGGGCGCACCCCGCCGCGGCCCATCTCGCCGCGCTGCCGTCCTGCCATGCAGGTGCACGTGAAGAACGACGGTTCGCCGGTCGGTTTCTGCCAAGTGACAATCCGGTTCGTGTCGGGCTCGCTTCGCGACTTGACGGTCCACAGGCCCCGCTCGATCCGGTTCACGGGTCCGCGCGGCCAGGGGGCGGTCATGCGGTCGCCTTGTGGATCGGGACGTGGTAGCCGAAGCCGCCGTCCCATCGGGTGACCGCCGCGCACTGGTCGTACACGGCGCGGTAGGCCCTGCACATGCCAAGCTCCTCGATCGCGCACCAGCGCATGGTCGGGTGCCAGCGGCCGGTCACCGGGTCGAGTGAGTCTCCAACCTCGTCCTCGATGAGCGGCTTGTCGCAGTTCATGCACACGACGGCCGTGGTGAAGGCGGACTTGTCTGTGCAGGTGAGGGTCATGGTGCCATCCTACTCCTCCGGGGCCTTGGTTGTCTAGGGGGTGCTAGCGGTTTTTTCGGCTCGTCCGGAAGGGGCTGGTGGACCGGTGCGCCATCCCAGGTCAGTTGGGCGTGGATCGCCACTTTCATCCGGTGCTCGGCCTCCTCGACCTCTCTACGGACCTCTGACGGCCAACTAGAACGGTCGACGCCCAACCCCATCGCGTTGCGGGCCATCAGGACTTCCGCCTGGCATGGATGTGGCATACGTCGCCGGGGTTGGCCACATAGCGTTTACAGGCGGTTCCGTTGTTGTTGGTCGCTGCGCATGGGACCCGGCAGGGGGTATGTCCTAGTGGCCTGGGATCGCTGATTCCCGCCTCTGTGATCAGCGCTGACGCCAGGCTGTCGCGCCGGAATCGGCGGTTGGGTGGCGGCGGGTCATCCGAGAGCATGCGGCGCGCCCAATCTATCCTCGTCGACGCGTGCCTGTCGGGGTGTCGGAGGATGCTCCTGGCGTTAGTCAGCCGGTGTCGGTCGTACCGCTCCGGGTCTAGGGCGGAGCGGGCGGCCGACATATTCAGAACGGCGCATCGGGGCGAACAGGTGACCGCTCCCGGCCGGATCGCCCATCCCCCGCACATCGGGCACGGCCGGGCGTGCGCCATTGCGTCGAGGACTCGCTCTAGTTGCCGTTGCGCGTCGGCGGCCAGGCGGCGCTCTCGGGCCTGGCCGACGATATTGATCTGTTGCTTCGTGAGAACTTGATGGACGCGCTGCCGTGACACATTGAAGGCTTCGGCGATCTGTCCGGTCGTCCATTCGCACGCCGTGAACAGTAGGGCCCATTCTTTATCCCGCTCAGGTACCTGCCGTTCCGTCTGCTGCTGTCTCCAACGGCGGACGATACGGGCCCGGTACTCGGGGCTGCGCTCGAATCCGACGAGGACGGTAGGACGCTGGTCGCTTAGAAGATCGTTGGCGAACTCGACTAGGGCGGTTATCCGCTCGTCGTCACGGGCGTCGTCTGATGCCCAGCTAACGGTAACCCGGGCCATCAGTCAGCTTCCGATCTGTCGGGAGCCGGTCCTGAGAGCGCCCACTGTAGGGCTTCGCGGCGGGCGTCGAGCCGGGCGTACTCGGTCGTGTTGTGCATGGCGGCTGCCTGCTCGCATAGCCGCTGGAGTCGGTCTAGCTCCCGCTGGATATCGGCGGTGGACCGCATCAGCCCCACGCTCCCCGGGGGAGCCCGATGAACAGGCCGTGCCGGACCGGGTGGCAGGCTATGACGGCCCGGTCACGGTGGCAGTCGACGTACCGGCGGGCCGCGTCCTCGCCGTCGGCGCCCTCCCACTCGACGGTCCTCGTCGGCACGCCCGGGGTGGCCGGGTGCCCGGCCTCGAACGCAGCCTGGTAGGTGTCGGCGTCGGTCAGGGCGACCGTCTTTAGCTCGTAGCGGGGCATGGCTGCCTCTCGTGGGCGTTGCCCTCGGCGATGATCGTCCGGGGGCCCTTCCTTCGGGCCGACCGCCACCGTGAAATGGCCGTCCGCGTCCAATGTCGTCTCGATGCTGCCCTGCCAGGTTTCGAGACGACCGACGATCTTCCGTCCCGCCAGCCGTGATGCCCGGCCTCTGTCGCCCTGCACGTATCCGATCAGGTTCGCCATCAACTTGTCCTCTCTGCTCGTTTGAACTCCTCGCCGTCGATCCAGACCCGGACGCTGCGCCCGGTCGGTGAGACGCTGATCGTGATCGTGTGGTCTGACCATTCACGGTCGAACGCGTACTCCTCGCCTGCGCACGGGACAACGTGCTCGGTGTGGTGCCGTCCGGCGTGAACGGTGACTTGCTGGTAGCCACGGAACCGGAACTTGGTGACTCGGCTCTCAGGTGCCTCCCGCTCGCTCATCGTGTCTCCGTCCCGGCGCACTCGGCGCAGCACTTCGCGGTCTGCCATTGGGCTATCGCCTCGCCCGTGTCGAGATACCGTTCGCCTATCTCGATGGTCCGTTTGCACTGGCCGCAGGTGTGCGCTTTCTTGGTGGCGGTGCGCCAGCGGACGTGCTCGTGGTGCAGGTCACGCCAGAAGTCCTCGATCGTGGTCATCGGTCCTCCCCGGGGTTGGGTCCGGTTAGCTCGTCCGCGTGTTTGCGGGCGTGGATCAGCTCGTCGAGGCCTACCGGCGGCCCGCAGGCGTGGCGCCAGCCGTGCTCGCCGCGGAGATGGCCGTCGACCGTCCAAGTCGCCCGCTTCCATAACTCGCGGGCTTGGAGTCGGTCCGCTCCGCTCCGGCGGGGCGCTACCGCGTGGGCGGCTACCCGCTCGGCGATCTGCTCGTGGTGGCGGGCGTGCCGCTCCTCCGCCGTCAACGTTCGATGGGCCATCAGTCCTCCTCGTGCCGCCGGTTCGACCCGGGGGCGGGCCGCCCGCAGGATGGGCATTCGCCGTGCTCGTCGGAGCCGCACCGGCCACCGGCCGGGCAGCGCGGCGCCCGGCGGTCCCGGGCGGTGTGGGCGGCGTCGCCGTCGGCGGTGCAGAAGATGCCGCCGTGATCCTTCTCTTGCAGTCTGCGGCCGCATCCGAACACGTCGCAAGTGACCTTGGCGCCGTCGGCGTCGCGGGCGTAGGTGGTGACGGCTGGCGCTCCGACCGGCACGGTTGCCGGAGGGCGAGGGATGAACCCGCCCGAATGGTAGAACGCGCTCGATGTCGGCTTGCTCACTCCGCCTCCTCTAGCTCGGCGTGGAAGATATGGGCGATCCCGTGGAAGATATGGGCGATCCCGTGGTTAGCGCCCGCACACGAGCACTCGCAGTCGGGCCCGGTGGCGTTACGGCAGCGGGCGTCGCAGCGGACCCCGGCGTGGTGGCTGGCCTTGATGCGGGCGATCGTCCGGGTGGTCCGGCCGCAGCGGCAGCGGAGCCCGGCGTACATGGCGGCGTTCACTTCGCCTGCCGGGACGTTCACGGTGACCGTCCGGTGGCAGTAAGGGCAGCGGGCGAACAGGCGGGTCGTGGCTGCCTCGTCCTCGGTCGCGAAGAGGGCGGCCTGCCCTAGCGTCGCGGTGGCGGTCATCGCCCTGCCGCCTTGCACGGGCAACCGCGGTGGGCGCGCAGGCCGCGGGCGTGGGTGCAGCACAGGTGCCGGACTTTTGCTGAGCCGAGCCCGACGACCCTGATGTACTTGCCGAAGTCGACTGTCGCCGTGTTCGGGCAGTCGCCGAAGCTGCCTGCGTCGCATTGATGGTTGAGGGCCATGTGAACATCCTACCGCGGCTCGACGCGTTTGTCTAGGGGTTCCTGGCGCTCAATGCGCAACATTTTCAGTCGGCACAACCGACAGCCCGCGCGCAGGTGCGCCTCCACGAAGCTCGCCACGTCGTCTGTCGCAATAGTCAGGGCGGCGTCAAGTAGTTCGGTGTCAAGCGGGTGCCGCCTCACGTCGGCATCTCCAGCACGCCGAGCCCTTCGAGCCCTAGCTCGCGCTGGAGCAGGATGATCTTCTCGACTAGCTGTACGGCCGTCTCTCCCTGGATGGCGACCGCCCCGGCGCAATCGCCGCGCCTGCTGTACGCGATGGCACTGGCGACGTTGTGGGAGGCCAGGAGGGCAACGTAGTCGCGGGCGGCCTGCTCGTTCTCCCGGGCCCGCTGGTCGGCCTGGGTTTGGGCCTCGTATCGGGCTTCTCGCGCCTCGTCGGCGGCTTGGCGGCGCGCCGTGACGGCCAGGTGCAGCCCGCAGGCTGGAACCTGGGCGTACCTATCGGGACCGGGCGCCTTAGCCGTCGGCTTCATCCATCCTCGCCATAACGGCACTTCGCCTTTCGCTGTCCGGCCGCACGGGTGGCTGTCGCTCCAACCGTCCGACGGGTGGACTTGGACGCGGCATGTCCCGGCGATCCATTCCGGCTCGACGTGGCGGGCCGCCTTGCAGGCGCACGGGCCCTTCGCCTGGCCGCTCATGAACTGGCCGCCATAGCGGATATTGAAGCAATCCTCGTGCTGCCCGTAGTTGCACGCCTGGCACCATTCGCGGATCATCGTGCCCGCCCGCAGGTCGGGCCTGTCGAGCCGTTTGGCCTGTCGTGGGCTCATCGCCCGTTCCTGGCGGTAGCGGGGTTCCTGGGGCCGTCTAGGGGGCTCTCCGGGGCGTCTGGCTTGCATCCCCGGCGGCACGGTCCGGTCCGTCCGGCTGCGACCTCGCTGGCGGGTACCTCGATGATGCTCCGCTCGCACCAGCAGGTCACCGTCAACATCTCGGTGCCGTCGCCCCGGGTGCGCTGCCCGTACCGGTATCTCGTCATCCGCGGGCCTTGCCTGGCTTCCAGCCGGGGGCGGCGTGCCCGACGGCCTCGATGTCAAGCTCGCACTTGGCCCGGGTGCAAGCCACGTAGAGCAAGCGAAGCTCGGCGGTGGACAGGTCGCCCGCATCCTCTTTGGGGGCGAAGAAGTCCGATCCAAGCTGGACGCTGTTCCACTCCCGGCCCTTCGAGCGGTGCGCCGTGCTGATCACCACGTCGGCGTCCTCCTCGCGGATGCCGCTGTCGAGGGCCCGCAGGATCGTGTCGATCCCGAAGTCGTCGATCAGTTTCACCATCTGCCGCAAGTCGCCGCCCTGCTGGTCGTTCTCAACGTAGTCCTGAACCTCGCCCCACGTCGAGAAGCAAGCCAACTCCGGGTGGTCGGTCGGCTGACCGGCCTGGAGGGTCCGGGCCGCCTTAGCGAACCGGATCGCCTCGACCGCCCCGCCCACGATGAACGGGCGGCGCCCGGCGGCCTGGAGGCTAATGACCTCACGGACGGCCCCGGCGTTGGTGCGGGTCAGGATCGCATTCGGCTCAGCCGCAGGGCCGACAACGCTGGCCCGCTCCCCGAACCCGCTGATCCGCAGATCGGCGCCGATCCGGGCGAGCAGCCCGTTCGCAACCTCAGCGACCGCATGGCCGAACCGGAAGCTCTGGCTCAGGTAGGCGACCTTGCCGCCAAGAGCGGCGAACCGGTCGAGAGCGTCAACTGCGCCCCGCCACTCGTAGATGGCTTGCTGGCTGTCGCCAACCGCCACGACCTGCACGCCCCGCTCCATCTGCTGCTCGATGATGCTCAGCATCACCGGGTCGGCGTCCTGGGCCTCATCAAACAGGATGAAGTCGGCCTCGATGACCGGGCTGTTCAACTGCCACATCTTCAGGTAGTGGTCGTGCTCGAAGCGAAGCTGGCCGTCGGTCCGCTGGATGTCGGCCCACGCCTTGACGGCGTACGGGAGGACGTGGACGGCGAGGTCATTGTTGTTCGAGTAGGTGCGCTTGCCGTCCTCGGTCATCGGGTCGATGCCGTCCACGTAGGGGACGTGGCGCTTGCTCAGTTCGCGGTCGGCGCTCTGGCAGAACTGGCGGACCGTCTTGATCGCCAGCCCGGCGACCCATCCGGCCGCGAGCACCCGGCGCTCGGTCCCGTACTGCAACACGTACTGGTCGACGCCGAGGATGCGGGCGATCTGCTGGCCGGTCATGCGGACGCTGTTCAACCGGTGGCTGTAGGCCCGGCCGTACGCCCGGAAGGCGAGCGAGTGGGCCGTCGAGCATTGCACGTTGCCGCTCATCGTGAGCGCCGTGTCGTCGACGATCTTGCGGTTGAACGCTGTGTAGACGCCCTTCAATCCGCGGGTGTCGGCGTGCGCGGCGAGGAGGCGCAGGGTGCTCGTCTTGCCGGTGCCAGCCCCGGCCTGGATGACGAGCGGGTCGCCCGTGGCGAACGCCTTGACGCACACGAACTGCTCGGCGGTCGGCGTGAACGTCGGCACCCGGGTTTCGGGGGCGGTCGGCTCGGCGCCGTCGGTCACGGGGCACTCCGTGTGCGCCACAAGCCACTTGCCGTCGACCTTCTCGATGGTGCCCTGCTGGGCGAGGACATGGCCGCCACAGGTGCGGCAGGTACCGGCGAACTTGTTGGGGCGGTTCGGTGAGGTCATGTTCTCATTCTACGCCCTAGGTGTGTCCGTTGTCTAGGGTTTTCTAGCGCCTTTTGGGTTACAGGAAGGATCGGGCCTCGGCGAGCACGGCATCCGGCATCGGCTCGACCAGCCATGCCCGCCCGAACCGATAGCCCGTCACCGGGCACACGAGATGCCTGTTGGCGTCGTAGCCGTTCCCGGTCACGGCCATATGGGCGCACCCGGCGCGCATGTCATTCAGATGCCAGCGGGTCCACAGGGCGTGGAGTCGGCGGGCCCGGTCGCTCGACCATCCGGCAGCGAAGTCGGTGACCTTCAAAAGCTCATCGAGGCACTGGCCGCCGCTCGCCTCCTGCCAGACGCCATTCCCTTTACGATCCTTCGTCTCGCCGCACACGCTCAACGTCAGGGTGCCTTCGGGCACCGCCCCGTCGATGACGATGGTCGGGCTCGTCACGTTCGGTTCCCATTCGCCCTCGGGTACGCCTGTTCGCAGCAGGGCGTGCGCGGCCTGGCGGTCGCCGTGGTCGGCCCGCGTCACCGGGATCATGCCGGGTGGGCCTCGGCGAACCCGGCGAGCATCGCGCCGAACAGGCCCGCCATCGTCTCCGCCCCGTGCGCCGGTTTCGCCCTGGCCGCCACTCCCATCAGCTCGATCGGCGCCTGCGCCTTCAACAGCTCGTACAGGTCGGCTGTCTCGGCCGGGTCGTAGCCGACGCCGACCAGTCCCGCCTCGGTCGCGCTCAGCCCTTCGAGCATCGTGGCGAGTCCTTGCAGGTCCCTTGCTCACGCTTGCGCCTCCACTGTCGGCCGGGCCCGCCGGTTCGCTGTCGCTCGTGCCATCACATCGTCGCCGTCCGGCAGCCGCTTCACGGCGAACACGACCGCCATCGCCGTCACTCCGCTCAGCGCCGCGATCTGTGTCTGAGTGCGCCCTGCCAACAGCAGGGTCGCGTACGCCTCGGCCCGCTGGGCCTGCTTCATCTTCGCCTGCGTCAACGCCGCGTCTATGTCATCGGTAAGCCACGCGACGGCCGACTCGGCGACGGCGATCTGCTCGTCGGTCGGGTCGGGGCGCCGTCCGTTGTCCACGTCGCCCGCCCTAGCGCGCTATAGGCCGCGGGCGCCGTACCGCCACGGGCAGGTGGCGCACAGGTCGGCGAGCGGGTCGGCCGGGTCTATGGCTCTCAACTTGGGCGTGTGTTTGCAGCGCCGGAACCGGCGAACCTTCCACCAGTAGAACCGGCGCCGCATCCGTCATCCCGCCAGTGGCCCTGCCTGCAACCACATGCCGTCGTTCGCCTGCCATACCTCGGTGCTGGCCGGGATGATCGGAGCCCGTAGCGCGAAACCGTCCACGCTCGCGGTCGGCCGGTTCGCTGACAACCCGCCTTGCACTCCGATGAACCGGCTCATTCCTTCGGAGCGGAGGCGGCCTTGCGGGTCCGCTTCGCCTTGATCGGTGTCACGCTGCCGCCCTCGGTCCGCACCCCGTCCGCGACCCGCTCCGCCTCGATGGCGTCGCGCTCCTGCTGGCAGACCGGGCAGCCCTCGACCAGCCCGCTCAGGTTCGTGTCGGTCGGCTTGTGCTCGCTGTTCGCGTGCGCCACCATCAGGTCGGCCTCCTCGTCCGAGGTCGGGGCGAACCCGAGCCGCTGGATTCCAGCGGCCTCCTCTTTCGCCTTCTTCAACGTGTCGGCCGCGGCGCGGAGCATCTTGCTTACCGCTCCCTCCTCGACACGGATTATCTCCGTCGTGACGATGACGTGCTTGCGAACCAAGTCCTCGCTGCCCGGTTTCGTCGGCCCAAACGTCACCTTGTCGACGATGCCCTTCAAGACGAAGAACACGGTGTCGAACTGGTCAAGTTCCTCCGGGTCGAGTTCCAGGGCCTCGGAGAGTCCGTCTCCGGCGCGGGTGATCTGGACGGCTGACTTAACGACCGGGTGGCCGCCGAACGGGGCTAGCTGCGCTCCCATGATGGTTCCTTTCGCCTGCTGGTGATGGGTCGGCGGCAACTCTAGCGCGCTAGTGGTCCTCTCGGGGCAAGAAGTCCTAGCTCGGTGCTCACCTTGACTTCGGCCTCGGTCACTTCGTGGCAGGGGCGGCATGTGGGGAGCAAGTTGGCCGGGTCGAGCGGCGATCCGCCCCGGCTGCGTTTCACCCGCTCGTGAAGCTCCGATGCCCATCCACGGCAGTTCGCCGCCTCGGGCCGCCCGGCGGTCTGGAGAATGGGCCCGATAACGCAGCGGGGATGGGCGTTGAGATAGGCCCGCCGCCAGGCCCGCTCTTCCCATGCAGCGTCGCTGTCCCGCTTGCGGATCGTGGCCGTCCGCAGGGAACCGGACCGTTTAAGCGGTGTCCGCTTCACCCTCGATGCGCCTCGATGATCCGCTTGGCCTCGTCGAGCCGCTTGAACAGTTCGTCATCTCCCCCCGTGTCGGGGTGAAGTGCCATCGCTGCCGCCCGGTATGCGACCCGGAGCACGTCGGGGTCAACGATGATAGACGGGTCCCGCTGGTCATGCCAGTGGGCGTGTTCGCCTATGAACCGGGCTGCCTCCTCGACGGTCATCTGCGCAGCGGGCGTCGCGATACCGGCGCCTAGCTGCCGCCATCCGGTGTACTGCTCGCCGTGGCTGGCTATCCCGTAGCGGTCTACCTTGCGGAGTGATTCTAGCCCGAGAGCTACCGCACGGGTGTTGGCCTGCCAGCCCGGTATATCCCGCCAGCCCGATCCGCGCCCGTATGCTGATCCGCCCGCAAACGTGTCGCACGGATACGACAGGGGCCCGTGTCGCGGATGGTCGAACGTGACGATGATCCCTGGGTGGGCCGGTTTAGCGTCGGCCTTGATCCAGCCGTCTCGCCGTAGGTCCCGTTCGGTGACGGCGACCTGCACGGCGGCGCTGTCTACCCCTAGCGCGGCTAGCTCCGTTTCGAGGAGACGCACCGTGTCGGTCCACGTGGCCCGGAACGGGAGCGCCAGCCGTTGGTCGTCGGTTCGTAACCGGCCGGGCCACCTCTCAATCGGGCGGCAGGTCAGGTCGACGTTCACGTGCTGCGGGGACCGCAGTGGCGACAGCGCCGCCGGTCGTGGTCCGGCCGGTAGCAGCCGTGGACCCATCTGTCGAACATGGCCGGGTTATGCGTCGAGCACGGCACGACGGCCCCGCCTCCCGGTAGCTCGATCTGCCCGGTCGGCTGGCCGTCGACCTCGCAGGCGCATGGGGCCTCGATGGTCGCGGCCATGCTCATCTAGCCCGTCGCCGGTCCTGGCCGCTCAACACCACGGCGATCGCCTTGTCGCCCACGAGACGGGAGAATGTGCGGGCCCCGAGATGGGTTTCGAGGGCGGCCCGGTCGAGGTTGCTCGTGATGATCGTCGGCCGCTCGTCAAGCCACCGTCGGTTCACCACGGCGTACAACCGTTCGGCGGTCCACTCGGTGGCCCGTTCCCCGCCTACGTCGTCGATGACGAGCAGGTCTACCCCGGTCAGGGCGTCGAGTGCCCTCTCCGGGCCGTTGGGCCGTAGCTCCTCCAACATCTCGTCGATCGGCTTGAACGCGATCGTGGCGCCCTCGTCGCTGGCCGCCCGGATCGCAGCGCACGCCAGATGGCTTTTCCCGGTCCCGACGGGGCCGAGGATCACGAGGTTCCTGCCTCCCGGGTCCGTCGACCAGTCGCCTATCCGCTCTCCGGGGATCAGCCCGACGAAGTCGGCCAGCCGGGCCTCGTGGAACCGGGGCGGTATCGCCCGCTCCCACCGGGCCCATGCGTTCCGCTCGTCGGCCTCCGCCCTGGCGGCCGCTCTGACCTCGGGGTCCATGCTGAGGGCCCTTAGCGTGACCGGCTGGTCCGCGGCCGGGAGCGGGGGCTGTAGGGCCCCTCCACGGTCGGCTAGCTGCCGCTTCAGGTCGGCGATCAAGCTCGCCTGGCCGATGCGCTGCGGCTCGCCGCTCATGCCATCAACTCTAGCGCGCTATGGCTGCCCGTGCGTCCCATTACCGTCACAGGTCTTCAATGTACCCGCTCGGCTGCGATCTATCCGTCATCATGCCAGCGTCCCGTCCTCCGCCGTTCGCTTTCGGTGTCGGGCGTTCGTCCAGCCATCTGTCCTTATTCAGCCAGGTAGCGGGGTAGGGGATGAAGTCCCGTTCGCATCCCGGGAAGGCAGCGAACATACGGGCCGCCGCGATAATCGTGTCCGGGTCGGCGCGCTTGACCGCCTTGTCCCATGCTCGCTTGGCGTCGGCTCGGGCTACGTGGCGGGGATAGGGGACGTAGAACTCATCGAATCGTGATTCGGGGTTCTTCTTCCCTTCATCTACTTCTAAACCTAATAAAAGGCGCGATTCCGGTTCAATACCGCTCTCGTGCGGTTTCGAGTCCGCGTCGGTGCGGTTTCGAGTCCGCGTCGGTGCGGTCTTGTCGTCGGGGGTCGTGGGCCACAGCCAATAGCTCACGAGAGGGTGCCCTCCCCCGGGGCGAGCCGTGCGCTCGATGGTCACCGCACCGACCGCTGTCAGGTCTGCGATCGCCCTGTCGAGGGTGTCAGTTGAGTAGCCGGTTAGTTCTGCCAGCCTGGGTCGGCTGGGATGGGCCTCGTCGCTCGTTATGGCATGGGACTGGAGTACTAACAGGAGCCGAATGGCGCGGTCTGGAAGCGGCGGGTCGTGGAACAGAAACCGTTTATAGATGGCGACGAATGGCTCGCCGTGAAGGCGGGCCACCTACATCTGCCAGCGGGGCCGCATCCGATCCCTCGTCGGGTCCGGCGCCATCTCGATAGCGAACGGTTCTTCCTCTTGCGGTCCCGCATAGGTCGATCCGCCGCTCGCCGCTGTCCGGCCTCCGCTCCGCTCGCTGGGCTCGTTCGGCGTGTGCCGCTCGTTCTTCGTGACCGTGACGGTCGCCCAACTCATCGCGGCGCCTATCTCGTCGGCGACAAGCTCGACCTTCGACCGTTTCTGGCCCTCTTGGTTCTCCCAGGTCCGCTGGTCGAGGCGGCCCGTCACGATCAGCCGTGTGCCCTTCTCGATGGACTCGGCGGTGTTCTCGGCTAGCTGGCCCCAGCAGGTCACGTCGAAGAACGACACTTCTTCGACCCATTCGTCATCCCGTTTCCATGATCGGTTGACGGCGAGCCCGAAGCTCGCGGTGGCCTTGCCGCTCGCGGTGAACCGTAGCTCGGGGGCCCGGGTGCAGTTGCCGGTCAGGGTGATCGCATTCGTGTTCCTGCTCATCGTGTGCTCGCTGGTGGGTGAGGGTGTCGCTCGTGTGCTGCCTGGAGGGAGGGTGGGAGCCTGCTAACCAGTCGGGGGGTGAGACGCGGCCATAGGGTCCGGGCCTCGATCCCTTCCTCTGGCTTGGTCGGGTCGACCCATCGGATCAGCCCGTAGGTGACTAGCTGCCCGAACGCTCGGGCGAGCGGGCTGTTCCGGTTCGTTTCGTCCCGGCCGCCGTGTCTCGGGCTCACGCCGAGGCTGGCAGCGAGCATCTCGATCAGGATGGGGGTGCAGCGGTCGGGCCTCGCTATCGCCGCAAGGCGTTGCCCGGCTAGGAGGGCCGTCGGTCCGACGATCGGCAGCCAGTACGTCAGGCTGTAGGAAGTCATGGGGCTCGTGAACCCGTCGGCGGCGGCCGGGTCGCACCATTCGGCAACGATCAGTCTCTCGGGCAGGGGAATCCGGGCGCTCATAGCGCCTGCTTTTTGGCGTCGGCGTCGGCCTTGATGATCGCCGTTCCCAGCCGCTTGCGGAGTGTGTCGAGGTTCCCGTTCGTGGACCGCCCTCGCCGCTGCAACCGTTCGGCCAGGGCCCTCGGGCTCAACTTGGCGATCGCCTCGATCATCGGGTCGATGCCCTTGTCGGCGAACAGGTCGTCAAGGTTGTCCCGCTGATATTCGCCTTCCTGGCGGTCGCTGTCCGGCCCGTCTGCCGTTTCGGGGGCGCTTGCCGCCCGTCCCGGCTGCGGCGGCTCTGGCGGCCCTGTGGGGGCCTCTGGCTGGCTCGTGGTCTTGCCGGTCTGGATAGCTGTCGTCACTTGGGCGACGAACGCCTCGTGGGCAGCCGGAGTCTTGACCGCTGTCTGCCAGGTGGCCCAAAGGTCGGCGCCCTGTTCCTTCGTCAGTTCCCCCGCCTCGGTGTGGGCGTGCAGGTCGTTCTTCGTCTGCTGGCGGGTCTGCTGGTAGTGCTCGTCGCTGTCCCAGCCGTGCTCATGGGCCCATATCTCGGCCTGTTCGGCCTCGGTCTTGGTCGGTGCGCCGGGGGCGTCCGTCTCGCTGTGGCTGCTGTCGGCGTCGTCTTTCGCATCGCCGATCTGGAATAGCTCCATCAGGCAGTACTTGAACGCCTGCGTCTCCGCCTTGTTCGCGCCCTTGTCACTGTTGTCCCGGCCGAGCCCGATGAGCGGGCCCGCCTCGATGTAGTCGGTGATCCCGCCGGGCCCGTAGACGGTGTAGGTGATCGTCAGGCAGTCCTCAGTCCACGGTTTCCCGTTGGAGAGGTAGTCCTTGACGGACCGGTCGATGACGTGGGGGACGATGACGACGCCGTGGCGGGCGCACAGCCGTTGCGCCTCTGCGGTGATCGCCTCGATGCCCCGGTAGCGGTATTGCGCTCCCTGGGTCATCTGCTCGTTTTTGCCGATGGGCGGCATGTCCCGCATGACGCGGGCTATCGCCTCGATGACGTGCGCAGCGGGCGCCTCGGTCGCGGTCGTTGCGGTCGTGGTCTGCTCTGCCATTGTTGGCCTCCGGGGCTCGGTGAGGGTGACGGTCGAAGTCTACTGCGGGGGTGTGTCCGATAAGCCAGCGAGCATGGCGGCGGAAGCTAGGACCAGCCGCCCGGTTACGCCGTCGACCGTCGGGGCGCCCCCGTCGAATAGGCATTCCAGAAGTTCGCCGCAGCGGTCCTCGCTGATGGCCGCCTCGAAGATACGCCGGGCTGCTGCGTCTAATGGGTGGCTCATGCGGGGGCGACCTTGACGGTCAGGTGTTCGGGCTCGATCATCAGGCCCGGCACGACGGCTACCTCGCCGGTTGTCGCGTCGACGATCTGGCCGTCCTTGATCTTGAACCGGTCCTGCACCTTGTCGGCTACCGGCTGCGGGTGCGCCTTCAATGTCTCCGGCGCGTTCGTCTCCGCCCACGCCACGTAGGCGTCCTTCCCGACGATCTTCACCGTGTCGGCGTGCATCGTGGACCGCACGACCCCCGATGGCAGCGAGAGGGTTTTGGCGGTCGGGTCGGCCTCCCGGCGGGCCCGCTGGTAGCGGTTGAGATGGTTCTCGAAGAACACGATCTTCGCGGCCGGGCGGCGCCGCTGGGCGGTAAGCCAGTCGGTAACCTGCTCGACCCAATGCTGGGCTTTCGCTTCGGCGTCGGCTATCTCCCGATTCGCGGCAGCGACATGGCGCATGGCCCACTCGGCGCTGTTGTCATCCTCGATCCGCCATGCGTAGGCGCGGGACGCGCTCGACATCGGGTGCGGGATCGGCTGGGTGCTGTTCTGGCTGAGGATCAGGTCGACCGCTAACTCGACCTCGTGCGGGTCGAGCCCGGTGGTCGGCGCTGATAACTCGGGGGGAATCGGGTCGGCTGTCATGGGCGCCTCCAATGGTGAGGGAACGACCCAACCTTAGCGCGCGGGCGGTCCGGCGCGCCGGGGCGTCAGTATTGGTACACCGACCACGAGGCCAGGAGGTTGCCGCCCGTCCACGGCGCCCGGTAGCGGCCGTCGGGGAACACCGCCCCGCAGTTCGTCGTCCCGTACGAGTGGGCCGCGAACGGGATGCCCTCCCACGAGCCTCGCACCCAATCGTCGAACTCGCTGCCCGTCGAGTTATACCCGGACCAGGCCCGCACGGCGCACGCTAGGGCGGGACCTCGGGTGTGGGCTTGGACAGGGCTGGCGAACCCGAAGCTCGCTGCCGCTATCAATGCTAGGACTGTCCGTTTCACGGGGCCTCCTCGTCCGGGGAAAGGTCAGCGCCCCGGGCCCTCTTGGGGCGCACCGGGGCGCTGATGTCGGCCCTCACCGTAGCTCCCGGAGGAGCAAAGGCGTCGAGGGAACCACCGCTCGACGTTGCCCACTATACCGCTCGGCCGGTCCTCCGGTGTTCCCAAGCCTCATCCCACCCGGCCCGCCATCCCGCCCGGTATGTCTCCTCGAAGCATCGCCGCCCGGCGATCCTCCGTCCCAGCCATCGCCTCGCCCGCCGTACCCGCGACCCTGGGGGTTGCAGATGCGGGTGATGCACCGGGACTACTTTTGGGCGGCGACCGCTGCGATGTTCACCCGGTGGATGCCGTTCACGTGGATGGCCGTCAGTAGGCCCTCGACGCCGAGGGCGATCCCGACGACGCTGCTCTGCACGTCGGCCGACACCGAGAACCCTGGGTGGATCAGGCCGACGAGGGCGACGACGGCCGCTACCGCTCCCGCTATCGCCGTTGCGCCGGTCGCCCCGGTGGCGACGGTGACGGGCGGGCTCGTGTCGGCTGGCGCCGCGGCCGGGCTCGGGCTCGTGCTCACCCTCGGGTTGAGGTCGACATAGACCGGCAGGGTGATCCCGGTCTGCGTGAGCGCGGCCGTGAGCGGATGGGATTCGAGGACGGCCTCGCCGGGTGGGAGCGGCGGAGCCCATCCTTGGGCGGCTGCTTCCTCCTGCCAGGTCGGGGCGGCTACGGGCTGGGCCTGCTCTGACATTGGGCGCTCCTCCGGTTACTCGCTGTGACCGGAACGATAGCGCGCTAGTGGGCTCCGCCTTGATTCTTGGCCTTCCATCGCTTAACTCGGCAGTTGTTGCCGCACACCTGCGCGTCCAATCGGAGCGCCGTGATGTCCACCCCGCAAACCTCGCACGCGCGCCGTCCCGCCGCTTGCTTGCGTGCTCGGTTCAAGCTGGCGATCCCTTGTCCGACGATGCCTTCGCCGTGTTGGTTACGAATGATCGAGCCGATCGGATGGTGCTCACGGTTATGGGTCGACGACGTTTTCGGGACGAGATTGCCGAGCGTGTTGTCGGTCTTGTCCTCGTTGTCGTGGTGGACGTGGAGGGCCGGGTCCGTTAGCAGCCCGGCATCCCACGCCAGCTTGCGGTGCTCGGCCACATACCCGTCCGCCATCGCAAGCGGGTGCGTCGGCTCGAACAGCATCACGTATCCCTGGGTGCCGATCCTACGCTTGGTCCCGTAGCTCGGGCGCTTGCCGCCCTTACCGGATCGCACAACTGGTAACTATAGCCGTTACTCAGACTCCGCACATTCGGCTCGTGTTCGGCCACGGTGACCAACCCGCTCGCGCTTGGAGCCAGACTCCTGCCGCATCCTGCACGCTGGGCGGGGCCAGGTCCGCCCGGCCATTCGCATACCGGGGTAAGCCCATGCCGCGCATGACACTGTTCCACGTTCCGGGCGCCCATTGCAGGGCCCCGTAGTAGCCGTTGCCGGTGTCCTCGGCGTAGTTGCCGCCGCTCTCGTGCTGGCGGATACACGCCCACACCCCGCCGGGAGCCGGACCGGTCGCTGTCCGCTGGAGGGCGACCTTGTGGGGCGCCCGGGTCGGGGTGCGGGGTGCAGGTGTCCGCGGGGCCGAGGTTACCCGCTGGGCGGCCCTCGGTGCTGGACTAGGGGCCGTGGCCGCCGGTTGGGCCGGGATTATCGTTGCGGGCGTCTGCGGGCCTTCTAGTGCCCTCTCGTGGTTAGCCGTCGACCAGGGCCGTGCGCTGGGCGCAAGAACCTCCAGACGGGTAGTGCGGGTGGGCTGGGTTTGGGCGGCCTGGGCAGCGATAAGGCTGGCGCCGATCAGCGCAGCTATCCCAAGCCGGAGCCTTGCTCCGAGCATCCGGCGACCCTAATGCCTGGCTGCCGGGCCGTGTCAAGTCTCACGCAAGTTTCCCTATCACCAGCGGGTCGGCCCCGGACGGCGCCAACGTCAAGTCGACGATCACCGTGTCGCCGATCGTCGGCGAATACGAAGCCAGGTAGCTGACATTCGGAATCGTCACCGTCCCGATCACGACATCCACACTGTTCGGGCCCGTATGCGTCGCCGCTATCACTCCCCACCGTCGCCACACGTTCCCGCCCGGCGGGCCCGGCACCAACCGCGAAGCGATGGCCCGCTCGGTCGCAGCTACCGCCGGGTGCATCAGGTGTTCCTCGCCGCAACCGACACGAAAGTCTGCGGCGCGGTCAAATCGGCGACGAACGTGAAGCTCTGGATCGCCACCGTCGGGATCACCCCAAGGTCGGCCATCAAGTCGACCGTCACCACGTCGTAGCCTTCGAGCGCCGGGTGCGGGGCCGCGGACCATGAAAGCTGTTCGCTGCCGCCCGCGTTCTGGAGCAGCAACGCCAGCGCAGCGGCGTCGCAGTCGCCCTGAGTCGTGATAGACGATGTGTTCAAGAACACCGGCCTCCGCCCGAACGCACCCGGGTAGATCGGCGACAACGGGTTCGTTATCTCGGCCTCACCGCGCAACGGCACAGCGATCCCGGTCCCGCTCGCCGTCACCACCGCTACGTTCGCGGCGGCCTTCCCGCCGACGGGGGCGAGCGTCACCAGCCGGTTCGTCGCTGCCGTCGTAAGGTTCTCGTCGCCCGCCAGGTACTCCCAAACTGGCGGCAGGCTCGTCGGGTCCGGGTATGCCCTCAACACGACGGTCCCGGTCGCGTCGAAGTAGAGCACCATCCCCCCGGCCGCCGCCAAAGCGATCGCGCTCGCCCACGGGTCGGTGTTCTCCTGATAGACCGTCAACGGGACAAGCTGGCCGGTGCCCGCCAAGTTGTATGTCAGGCCCGGGTACCGGGAATCGATGATATCGTGGATCGCCGTCGCCAGGTTCGTCCCGGCCGCGATCACATACGGAACCTCGAACTTGGCCCCCGCCACCACCACCGACCGGTCGCTGCCGATCAACGGGATCGCCCCGGTCGTGTCCGGCGTAACATCCTCCAGGCGGAACACCCCGCACGGCAGGAGCTCGGGCGGGCTGCCGTCGTTGTAGTCGAACCCGCTGTATAGCAATAGCTCCGATAGGTACGGGGCGAGCGGCGCATTCGGGTTCGTCGGGGTCAGCGACAGGTCGCCCGGGTCGACGCTCGATGCTCTCAGTTTCCGCAGGGTCGGCGCTGTCGTGTCGAGCGTGACCGCCGCACCGGGCAGCAACGGAATGTCCTTCAACGTCGAGGACACCGCGCCCGACGAGATGTTCACCTGCTGAATGTCAGCGCGCACCACCGGGCTCCCGCCGTTGATCACTGCGTTGTCGAACGCCTTCGTCCGGGTCAGCATCTCACGGGACGGCGACCTGATAGAAGTCGAACGATACCGTCCTGAACTGGCTCGTGTTTTGGTCGTTCGTCGTGGTCCGCACCGTGGTTGGCTGGGCCGACAGCCGCCCATAGAACTGCTCCATCTCGTCGTCGCCGTAAAGGGTCTGGAGGAGCAGCGTGTCCCGGGCGGCCCGCAACGCCAGCCATGCCTCCCATGCGGTGTCGTTCGGGAAGAACAACGTCACCGTGATCGTCGATGCCCGCAGCGCGCCGATATGCACGACCGGGAACTGGCGGTTGATCGGGTTGAACACCGTCACCGCCGCGTCGCCCTTGTCGCCCATCCCCACCACCTGGCAGAGCCCGGTGTTCAACGCCGGGTTCGACACCGACTTCAGCCACGTCAATCCGTCGCTCGGCTGCGTGTACTTCGTGACCGTCGAATACGGGCCCGGCACGAGGATCGGTCCCGCCAGCGTGTCCACGACCTGGGCCCGGTACTGAGTCTGCGGCTTCGTCGCGCTACGCGGGCACTCATAGTCGTATGCGACGTTCGCCCCGCCTCCCACCAGCACGGGCGCCAGGTTCAAGCCGCGCACGAAGCGCCACGTCACCCCGCCGTCGTCGGACCGCTGGACCGTGTAGTTCGTCGGTACGTCGCCGCCGGTCGGTGTGACCGTGAGCCTTGTCCTCCCGTTAGCAAGGTCGGCACCAACCGCCAGGAGGGGCGCTGGCGGTGCCGCCAGCGAGATCGTGTACTGCGAATGGGCCCAACTGCCTGTCAAGCCGGACAGGGCCGAAGTCGCCCTCGTGTAGACCCGCCACACGCCGTTCATCTGGAGAACTGTCGGCGTGTATGTCGTCACCCCGGCACCTACCGTGACCCGCTCGGTCGCCGGGGAACTAGCCGCGTCGAACCCGGGGGCCTGGTACTGCGCCTGCGTGAAGAACGCCACTTGCGCTGAAGCTTCGCTCCCGCCTTCCGGATCACTGTACGTCCAGGCGGCCTGCGGGACCGCTGTCGTCGTGACCGTCCCGGTCGGCGCCGTCGGGGTCGCTGTCGGCGGCAGGTAGTAGGTGACAATGATCGAGACTTTGTAGATCGAGACGCCCGCCTCGACGTTCTGGAACACGAGGGCTAGCTGGTTTAGCTGGGCCGGTGACAATGCCCCCGAATACGTGAACCCGTATGGGCCGCCCACCCCGGAGCCCGGTGAGGCGGCGTGAACGATGTTGTTGTTCGTCACTGTCGCCAGCACGGTCGAAGTCGTCGTGTCGATTAGCTGGACCGTCTCGAAGTTGCGGCCGAGCGTGTTCGGGTCGGTCCCGGTCGCCCGATATTGGATGGTCAGATATTGGAGCGTGGCATTGGCTGGCAGCGCATACGGCCCGAACCCAATCTCGAAGTTGACAGCGGTGTTGCTCGACGGATTCGTGACATAGCTGTTGTCGTTGTTGTCAGCAAGGATCGCGTCGATCGTGTTCGACGGCGCCGAGCCCTGCGTCAACGTCCACGCCCCGCCGTTCCCGATAGTCGAAGTCGGGTTAAGGGTATGCGTCGTCACGACCCGACTCCCGCCTGCGCCATCCCCAACACCCGCTGCAAGGTGGCCGCTATCTCGTGTTCGGCGATGCTCTTGAACGCCGCCATCACGTCGTCAGCGTTGGTGCCCGGCCCGAAGCTCGCCGATATCTCGATCGTCCCGATCAGCGGCCCCCCGCCTGGCCCGCTCGGGCTGCCCGATCGGGTCTGCTGGGCGTTCTGCTGCATCTGACGGGACACGACGAACTCTCCGCCGTGACCGACCATCAGGATTGGTTCGTCAGGCCGCCCCGGTATCCACCCGCCCTCCTGGGCATGGAACAAGCCCCCGACCTTACCGATGGCGCCGGTCACCCCGCCGATCACCCCGGCGATGCCGCTGACCGCTCCGCTGATCTTCGACGCTATCCCCTGGATGATGCTCCACGCCGTCTGGATCACCTTGGTCACGCCCGCCCATGCGTCGTTCCACGCCGTCTTGAACGTGTTGATCGCCACGGTTATGAGCCCGAGGCCGAGGTTAACGATGAAGTTGAATACCGTCTGCATCTGGCTCCATGCCGTCTGGACTACCGCCGACACCCCGGCCCATACGGCATTCCAAACGGTTTGAAGGAGGAGAATATTTAGGCGAATCGGCAGTAACCCGATGTCGACTAGCGTGCGGAATATCTGGATAACCACCGAAACTACAGCCTCTGTGATCGCCTTGATCGCGCCCCAAATAGCCGTCCAGTGATCCTTCACCAGCATAATCGCGGCCACGAACGGCAGGAATATCTCGATTATCAACATGATGTGCTGGCGCACAAAGTCGGCGGCCGCGCTGGCTATCGATTTGATGAATCCCCAAACGGTGTCCCAATTTCTGTACAGCAGGTAGGCCGCAGCGATCACGACGGCGATCACGGCTATGACCGGCAGGAACGGCAGAAGCATGGCGGCCCCGGCGGCGATCGAAGCGGCAGCGGTGGCGGCCATGCTCGCTACCCAAGCGACGGCCCCGGCTATCGCCGCTGCGGCGGTCGTAGCCCATCCCGCTACGGCAGAGGCTGCCTGCGTCGCCATTGTCGCTACCCAATCCGCGGCGTACATAGCCATCAATGCGATCGTTTCGCTCAGGCTGGCCGTCGCCTCGACGGCCCATGTTGTCGCCGCCGCAGCCGCTCGGGCTGCCACTAGCAGGAATCCGGCCCCGGCCTCTGTCTCGGTGACCGTAGCGATGGCTAGCTCGGCGATGTAAACGCCGATGGCGGTTACAAGGACCCCGCCGATTACCGCTCCCAAGGCTATTGCCGCTGTCTTGTGCCGCTCCAAAAACTGCACGCCGCTTAGGAGGATTGACGCCAATAGTTCGAGCTTCGGGATCAGCCAGAGTCCGACCTTCACGCCCAAGTCTTGGAAGGTCGCCTCCAGAACCTTCACCTTGCCACCGAACGTCTCGGCTTGCGCCTGGGCGCTCCCGGCGAACCGGGTCCCCAGCGCGGTTACAGCGAGCGCGCCCGCGTTCCCGGCGGCGGCCAGCTTCGTTGTCGCCGCTGCGACGGCCTCGTGTGCCTTCGTCACCCCGGCAGCGGCCGTGGTAACGGCCTTGTGCGCGTTGAGCAAAGCGGTCGCCGCCGCCGCCCCTTTCAGATGCCCGGACGTGACCTGCCCCTCGACGATCGTCAACTTGGCCTGGGCTGCCGTCAGTTTGTCGGATGCCGGGGCCACCGCAGCCTCGGCCTTGGCGAGCGTGTCGTGCGCCTTCGCCGCGGCGGTCACCCCGCCGTTCGCTATCCCAAGGTCAATGCCGTACCGCTTCAAGATGCCAGTGTTCCCCTCGGCCACCTTCCCGACGAGGGTCGCCGCCGTCTCCAAGTCGATATGCCGGGCAGCAGCCACGTTCACGGCGACAGCCAAGTCCTTCAACGCCAACGTCGGATTGTTTGTGGCCTGGGTCAACCGGGCGAGAGCGGCCTCGGTTTGGGCATTCGTGTACCCGTAATGCTCGTTCGTCGAATCGGCCGCCTTGATCTGCCCGGCGAACTTGTCGATGCTGCCCCCGGCCGCGGTGATGGCCGTTTCAAGTCGGGCGTGCGCTGCCTCCCACTGGTCGGCCATTTTGATGGCGAACGCCCCGCCGACCACGGCCACCACGCCGAGCCCGAGAATGGCTTTCTGGCCGACCTGGGCGAACTTGCCGAACGTCGATTCGCTTTTCGCCTCGGCCTCGCTCGCGGCGGCCTGGACCTCTTTGTTGAGTGCGCTGGAGAACCCGCCAGTTACTGGCAAGACCTCAATGAACGCGGTGCCCACGACCCCCATCGTCAGCCTCCGCCTATCAGGCCCATCATCGCGGCCTGCCCGGCCTGGGCGGCCTCGCTCTCACCCCACGCCTCGCGGGTCGGGTCGTCCGCGCCGTCAAGCCACTTATCGAACTCAGCTTTCTCCTTCGCATCGAGGTTCCGGGTGAACATGACGTACAGGACGCTCAGTAGTCGCGGCAGCCTTAGCCGCGTGAGGTCGACGCCTTCGAGGAGCGCGTTGCCGTCGATCGTCTCCCATTGCCAGGCAGCGAGCCAGAGGAGCGTCGCTGCTCTCGTGTAGGGCGGCCCGTGTATACCTCCATCAGTTCGTTGAACGCGTCCCCGAATGTCTCGCTTGGAATCATGATGTCGTGTCGCTCATAGATAGCGTCGTGGAGCACCGCATACTCGTCCTCGGGCAAAACGCGCCGGTAAAACTCCATGATCCCGTTGATATCAACGATCTGCCGTCCGCGCTGGTCGTAGCGGACGAGTCGCCCGATAGTCATGTCGAGGCCGACGCCCGGATCGCCCATTGCCGTGAACTGGAGAATTTCGTGTTCGCCGGGGATGATCCGTTGGTTGCTATCGACCTTGTTGAACTTCAAGCCGAATGTGACCGGTTCTCGTTCGGGCTCCGTTGAGGCCTCGAAGATTCCTAGGTCGGGCATGGGTTCTCCTTCGTTGTTAGAAGCTGTTGACTTCGGCTAGGGCCTCGGCGAGTTTCTTCTCCAAGTAGGGTCGGAACTCGCTGCCCGGGTGGTTGACGTGACGCAAGAACATGAGTTGGCCGCCCATCTTCTTCCAGTTGAACACGAGCAGCGGGTTCCCGTCGATGGGGTGGGGGGCGGTCTTGGTCTTGTCGGTCCCGACCATGATGTGCGGGCCGTCGGACTGCATCGACATGCGCTTCACGATGGTCGGGCCAAGGAACTCTCGTGCGAACTTGGGGCTCAGCAGCGATATCGTTTTCAGCTTGATCCGCTCGCCCAACACCAGCATGTGGCGGGCGAGCGGACCGTCCGTCTCTCGGAAGAATGCCGCCACGGCGGCGCGGTCGATATCTACTTTCGCCATCAGGTCAGGTCGATCGTGACGATCATGGTCATGCCGCCTATCTCCCCGGCGGCCGGGGTCGGGGTGACCGGGCCCAGCGACACGCCTTTCGGGTCGCCGAACGCTCGTGCGTTGGCGGCGGTCATCAGGCCCCGGTGCATCAGGAACGCATCCGTCATCAGGTCGATGCCGCTCGCCTGAATGTCGGCGGCGCTCGGCGCCATCGTGCCCTGCCCGACGCCCTCCAAACTCGGGATCAGCCGGTTGATCTGCACCGTGAACGTCGCCACCCGCGTCGACGACGGCCGGATGAACTGCGGCGTGGCGGCCTGGCCGGGCGTGCCAGTGAAGATCGAGTCGAACGCCACCACCAACTGCTCGCAGTCCTCCGCGATCGTCGTCCCGGTCGCGAACTGGCGGTCCGGCAACGGTACCGGCGGGCTCGCCGTAGCGAACGCGTTCTGGACTGCCGCCAGCAACGCTAGGGCGAGGTCGGCGGCGTTCGTGTTCCCGGTGCTCACTCGGGGGCTCCTAGCGGTACGCCCTTCAGGCGTTCAAGCTGGGTTATCAACCGGGTGCGCGGCAGGTCGCGGCGGCGCTCGGCAATCAGAGCCACGGATGCGGCGGCCTTGACGGCCGGGTGGCCCTGCACCCAGGCGATCACGACGTTCGCCGCGCCGGTCGGCGCGATCAGCATGGACGGTCCGTACCGTTTCATCTGCTGGTCGGGGGCGACGGCGATCTTCGCTGCCATCGCCGTCCGGCTTCTCGGCCCGGATTCCTCCCACAACCGCCGCAGGATGGTCGTCTCCAACTCGCTGACTCCCAGCCGCTCCAGTCTGGCGGTCGGGAACGTCGCATCCGACCTCGGCGGGGCCGGCTGGCCGCGCCTGTCGCCGACCTTCCGCCGGGGCGGGTAGTTCGGATGCGGGAACCCGGCGTACGGGTCAGGCATTGGCTGGGACTCTGCTCGTGATGAATCCTCGGCGGCGGGCCTCCCGCACCCAGGCGCGGGCCCGGTCGACGGTCACGCCGTTCGCCTCCGCCAGCTTCACGGTCGGGGCCGCCGACTGTGTAGCCGCCAGCCCATAGGCGTCCGCCACGGAACGGTAGAACTCGTCGTCACGCATGGCCCCGTCACCGGCCACGAGGGCGGCGAGGGTGTCGGCCTGTTCCTCGGCTCCGTCCCGCTCGCCCCACTCGGAGCGTGTCGCGGCCTCGGCTCGTTCCTGGCTGTCGGTTGCGTCGTGATGGTGCGTGGCAAGCTCAGCAAGAAGCTCGGATCGGCCGGGCCCGTTAGCCCAAGCGATCAGCCGTCCCGTCGGCACCCCGCGCACGACTGGCGATCCGATCCCGGCGCGCCGGGCGAGCAGCAGTTCGACGATGACGAGGCGCCCGTCGACCTGGCGGAAGCGGGCTCGGGCCTCGGTGCCGTCGTCGAGGGTCGCCCGGCACCATCCTGCCCGGGTCGCTATCACGTTCACCAGGCCACACTACATGAGCATCCGCCGACTTGGCCGGATGGTTAGTAGATTGGGATCAGGTGCCCTTGTAGTTGAGAACCTGATGCAACGTGTGCTCGATCGCGACGAGGTCCGCTTGGTCGGCCATCACCTGGTCGATCGACTTGTATGAATCGGGGTGTTCGTCGAGCAGCGCCTTCGCGTCTCCGTCATTCCACGCCCGGCCCTTCATCGCTGTCTCTAACGATTCGACGGTCAACGTCTTACGGGCCGCCGATCGGGACATGCGCCGTCCCGCACCATGTGAGCACGACTCGTAGCTGGCCGGATTCCCGAGCCCGCGGACAATGTAGCTCGACGTGCCCATCGAACCGGGGATCACGCCCTCGTCGCCGGTCCCGGCTTTGATCGCCCCTTTGCGGGTCAGCCACACGTTCCGGCCGTGGTGGTTCTCCATCTGCGTGAAGTTGTGATGGCAGTTGATGCGGCGTACCTCGTTGCCGACGCCGTGCTCCCGGTCAACGCCAACGAATCCCCATAGCTGGGTGAGAACGGCATCCATCATCGCGGCGCGGTTCCCTAGCGCGTACCGCTGCGCCCATTGCATGTCGCTGATGTAGGCGTCGAACTCGTGGGTTCCCTGGACGAGATAGGCAAGGTCGGGGTCGTCTAGCTCGATGAACCATTGGCGCATGAGCCGCTTCGCCCCGTCGATGTGCTTCTTGGCTAGCTGGTTGCCGATCCCTCTGCTACCGGAGTGGAGAACGACCCACACCCGGTCGCGTTCGTCGAGGCAGACCTCGACGAAATGGTTGCCGCTGCCCAAGCTGCCATATTGGTTGGCGGCGGTCGCTGCCTCTTTCTGGCTGAAGTGCGCTGGTATCTCGACCCCGCGCGCTGATGCGTGGCCCTTGCCTACCCCGGCCGGTACAACCTCGGCGATCCACCCGTGGAGCGGGTCAAGGTTGTCGGGCAGGCCGTCGGCGACTAGGTCCGTCTCGACGGCGATCATGCCGCAGCCGATATCGACACCGACCGCTGCTGGGACGATCGCTCCTCGTGTCGGGATGACCGATCCGATGGTAGCTCCGATACCGATATGGGCGTCGGGCATGAGGGCAAGATGCCCGTCAATGAATGGCAGTCGGCTGGCTTTGGCTGCCTGCTCGATCGTGGCGGCCTCGATGTCCGAGCCCCACGCCAGCACGTTACCGATCTTCTGCACCGTCGCTGCCCTTTCTCTCGATTGGCGGGAGCTAGGAGTAGGCGTGTAGAGACGCCTCGTTCTTAGGCCACGGTCTAGTTGTCGAACACAAACCCGACAGCTACGACTCGCCCGCTCGGTATGCAACCTCCTACTAGGTACCGGACTGTGGCCTCCTAGCTCCACGCGCCGAACTATAGCGCGCTAGGGGCCGACGTGCGCCCTGATCGCCTCTGCGGCCCTCTGTGCCGCTTGCCCGTCCGTTGCGACGTAAACGGTGCGGACCATCTCCTCGCGGGCTGTGCGGACCTCTGGCGGATCGCTGAGGGCAATCTCGACGGCCCGGACTAGGTGCTCAGGGTCGGATGCCCCGACCTGGCCGCGCGGCCAGTCCCAAAACCGGCCGCCATGCTGCACGTCCCGCCGGTACCACGGGGCGTTCAACCACACGAGCGGGATGCCCAAGCTCGCCGCCTCCGGCAGAAGACTCGTGTTGTCGCCCACCAACACCGAGGCCCGGGCGAACACGTCGTCCACGTCGGGAACTGTCTCGACGCCGATCGCCTGCCACCGCTGCTCGATCTTCCGCCATAGGCGCGGGTGGCCGTGCCCGATCACCTTGAACCGGTCCGCCAACGCCGGGAGGGCGTCGTCGTAGTGGCGCCACGCCCCGATCGTCTCCGGTATCTTCCTCGCCCCGAACCCGTGGAACGTGACCGCCACCGTCGGCACTACCTCGCCCAACCCTGACGGCTTCAGCTTCCCGTCGTGCCAGCGGTCCAGGCGCGGGCAGCCGACCGCCACCGCCGGGGTTTCCGGGTACTCGTCCCGCCACCGGTCGGCGACCGCCTCCGATGGGCACAAGAAGAGGGCGGTCCCGTCGTGGCCTCCGCTGCCGCTGTAGCTCGTGTCGCCCGCGGTGTTCGGGTCGCCGTCGTAGCTCTGCCCGGCGCCGTGCTCGACGTAGACGGTGCGCCGCCCGGCTCGCTCGACGGTCGTCTGATCCATGATCCCCGCTACGATCACCGCTGGGCCTAGCCCGTGGGGCGCGCCCCACTCGACCCGGTCCTGCACCCATTCGGGCGGCTCGACACTGGCGAACTGGCCCGCCAGGTAGATCGTGCCCCGCTCCCCCATATCCAGGGCCCTCCAGATCGGCTCGATATGGGCCAGGTAGTGGGTCATCGTGGCGTACACGTCGACTGTCATCGCCCTCGGACTCTAGCGCGCTAGGGGCCTCGTGGGTTCGTGGCGGGGACAGTAGAACGGGCCGTTGATATGCCCGCAAGCCTGGCTGCAAACGCAGCAATGGCCCGGTCCCAATCGGATCGGGCTATCCATTCGGATGGGCCTTGCCGGATGCCGGGTCGTTCCATCTCAGGTCGTCGTCCCTACCCATCCCGCACTCGCTGCACTTGCCGTGGCCGTACTCGCCTTCGGCCACGTCTGACAACCTGAACGGATGGCCGTCGCCCGGCCAGCCGTCCTCGCTCGGGCTGATGTCGATGAACACTTCCGGTTGCTTCCCGGTCGCCCGCGCTGTCCGCATGAACTCGTCCCACTGCTCAGCGGCGGCCAGGTTGTTCACCGTCATGCTCAACTGGCCAATGGGGGTCGCCTTCGCCCAGCTTGCGTTGCGGTCGCCGCGGGCTACCGCCGATAGGTTGATCTGGATGCCTGCATCCTTGCCGGGCAGCAAGGTTAGGCCGGTCAGGTAGAACTTGGCTCGGGTGGTACGCATCGTGGCTCCTCGCGCTGATAGGGCGGAACTAGCGACGATGCGAGGGGCGCTCGGCCAACTCGACGTTCGAGGCGGAGACGGGACTCGAACCCGTGTCCTCTGGCTTATGAGGCCAACGCGCTACCGACTGCGCCACTCCGCTCCGGCGAGTGTAGCCGCTCAGGTGGTCCGGCCGAGGTATCTGTCGCGCTCGGGGAACGTGCCCGTGCGGATACCGGTCATCAAGTCGTCGGTGATGGTGCCCTCCGGGCTGTAGCCAAGGTCGGCGGGCCAATGCTCGATCCTGGCGACCTTGACCGTCTCGTTCGCACGCTTCAAGCGGCGCACCAGTTCCCGGGCCATGCAGTCCGGGCAGTTCGACCGCTCGCATCCGACGACGCTCTCGCTGTCGCCCTTCTCCCGCTGGCAGCCGTGGCCGCCCATGGCCTCGATAACTATTCTGTAATCTCCGATGTCACACCTCTTTCGGGTTATTGTTGCTAGGTGAAATCTCGATCGGTTGAGCCTTGCCAGGTCGCCGAATGCGGCGGCCGGTTTTACGCCCGTGGATGGTGCCGGTCACACTACAAGCGGTGGCAACGCTGGGGCGATCCGCTTGGTGTCGGGCCTCGCCGGGTCCGTCCGCCCCGCCCATGCGCCGTCCCGGGCTGCCCGAACCGTCACGCCGCGCATGGATACTGCCAGGCGCACTGGACGCGAGTACGCCGATATGGCGACCCGCGGGCCGATCGACCGATCGCTGTCCCGGCTCCAGATCGTTGCATCGTTGAAGGATGCGGGCGAAAACCATTCGGGCATGGCCTCTGCCAAGCGCACTATTCGCGCTTACGCCACACCGGCGGCCTTCGAGCGGATATCCCGATCGGTGCTCCTCGCCGTGAACTAGCCGATGGCGAGGAGCGGATCGGCAAGGATGGGTACGTCTGGACCCGAAGGGCCGGGCAGAGCGGCTACCAGCATCGGCTCCTGATGGCTGAGCACTTGGGGCGTCCCCTGCTCGGTAATGAGAATGTCCATCACCGCAACGGGGACAGGGCCGACAACCGGCTTGAAAACCTTGAACTCTGGATTGCTCCGCAGCCGCCGGGGCAGCGGGTAACCGACACATTGATGTGGGCACGAGAGGTTGTCGCGCTCTACAGCGCCCTTGTGGATAGCGGCGATGCGGTGGTTCGGTAAGCCTCAATAACGATCCTGTAGTCACCCATTATCGGTCCTCCTCGGTTGCTGCGTCTGGCCTGCTGGCGCCAGGGTACTAGAAGCCGAGCATCGACTCGAACAGCGCGTGGTAGCGGGGCAGCAGCACCTTCCATTCGTGCTCAGCGGCGATCCGGTCGGCCTCCGCGCTCATCCGGCCCATCAGGTCCGGGTCGGTCTGCAACCGGTCCATGCGCTCCGCCAATGAGGAGGCGTCGGTGTCGTGCAGGTCGACGCGCCCGGCCTGGCAGCGGAAGCTCCGGTACGTCTGACATTCGATCAGCATCTCGGCCGGGAGGATCGACCGGTTCGGCTCGGCGTCCGGCATGAGCACCGGCATCCCCCGGCTCAGGGCCTCCATCATCGGCAAGCTCTGCCCGCCGTACCGCCTGGGGGCGATCACCACGTCGCCGTCGTCGTAGAGTCGCCGGTTGTCTCGTACGTCCTCGACTCGTAGGTCTAGCTCGATGTGCGACGGGAACCGGCGTGGCAGGGTCGGCATCTGTTGGGCGCGCACCACCAGCCGTGTCGGCTGCTCCACGATGTAGAGGGCGTCGATCAGAACGGTCGTCCCGGCCCGGTCGTGCCCGGCTGGGTGGCCGAGGACATGCAGGAAGCTGCGAACCTCGGTGCGGTGCTCGTAAGGGAAGCGGCTGCGGTCGATGCCATGCGGGACGTGCACCGCGTCCGGTACCTCGTCGATATGCCACGTCGAGGGGGCGATGAACAGGTCGGGGCGGGGCAGGTCGTGGTCGGCGAAGTACCGGAAGAACTCGAAGTTGTAGATGCACGCCGTCTTGACGCCCAGCTTGGCGGCCAGGTCGTAGATGCGGTACGCGTACGGTGTCTCGGCGGTGATAACCACGTCGAGCCCGCCCAGCCATAGCTCTAGCTGCTGGTCGCTGCACGTCAGGTCGCTGCCCTTGAACTCGAACACGGCGGCCCCCGGGAACCGCTCCAAGTGCATCGGGTACGGGGAGATGTCGCCCATGTCCACGACGAGGGCCTTGTCCGGCTTCAAGTGGCGCACGAGGTCGGCCGACTGGATGCCGAGCCCTCGGTTCTCGCTCCGACAGATGATCCCCAACCGTAGGTGGCGGCCCCCGTAGACCGTCTCGTCGCGCGGGTTCGGTGCGCCCTCCGGGGTCGGCCCGTCGTACTCCCACGTCATCCCGTACTTCGGGTCGGTCCCCCGGCCGTCGGTGTGCGTCGACCGTTTCAGGTCGCCCTCGGGGGCGTACAACCACAGCTTGAACTCCCCCCACCCGCGGGTTATCCCCCGCTTCATCCACCGGTTGTGGACGACGCCGTGCAGCACGTCCTCGATCATCGTGCGGGCCTTCGCCCCGAAGTAGTCGGCCATGAGCCACCGGTAATGCTCGGTGCCCGACAGGTGGGGCCGCTGGCTCCACTGCACTGTTCGCATCAGCGGGGCGCCCTCCACGTCGACCGGCGCGGTGTCGAGCATCAGGTGTTGATGCTCCGGCTGGATGCGCGCCTCGTGGTGCAACCGAATCGTGTGGGCCTGGCCGCTGCGGACGGCCCGCACCAGCGCAGACCAGTCGACCTGGCCGACGATCGGGGTATCGTGCTCGACGAACAGAACGCAGTCAGATCGCACCCGGTCGAGCGTCGCTCTCGTCATGGCGGCCTGGTGGGTGTACTCGTCGAACATGATCGGCAGGACGTTCCGCCAGCGATGGTTCGTCGCCCACGCCAGCCGCCGCCGGTACTCGTCGTAGTCGGCCCGGCGGTCCTCCTGCTCGGGCCGGAGCCCGTCGACCATGACCAGTATCTCGCAGTCGCCTAGCTCGGTCTGCGCCCGGATACTGTCGATCGTCTCGGCGATCACGTCGATGCTCGGGTGCGCCGGTATCACGCTGGTCGGCATCAGTACCGTCACGGCGGCCGGTACAAGGGAAACGGGCCCCGAAGGGCCCGCTTCCCCGGACGAGTCGTTGCATCGCTCGCCCTCGCTGGCGGGGCCTTGCGGCCCCTCTATGGGTGTATTCGTGTCGCCCGTGCTGGTGCTGGCGTTGGCCTTCAATGTAGCCAGGTCGTCGGCCAGCCACCAAGCCATCTCCCGTTTCTTGCCCTGCCACCACGCGTGGCAGCGGGCCGCCTGGGCGGGCCAGTCGTCAAGTACCTGCTCGACCGTCACCCCGAAGTCGGCCCAATCCTCCAACACCGGGAACGGCGGCTCCTCCCCGAACAGGTACCGCCAGTATCCTCGCTCGTCCGGCGTGTTCGGGGCGCTCGTGTCAGCTATCGGCACGCACCCTGCCTCCAACGCCTCGAACAGCCGGAACGTGTCCGGCGAGTAGGTGCCGCTCGGGCATGGGATGACCTTGCTGGCCGCCATCTCCCTCAGATAGTCCGGGTAGTCGAACCCGCTCCCGAAGATGCGGGTCACTCGGGTCCGGCCGTCATGGTGGCTGTCCCGGCGGGCCTGCAACGCCTGGATGCACTCCTCCCGGCGGGCGTTGTTCAACTGCCCGGCGAAGAACCACCCCTGGGTGCGGCGCTCGGCCGGGTCGAACGTGTCCAAGATGCCCGGCGCCTGCGGCGGGAACCCGTCGCCTATCCGCCGGTCGGCCCGGTCGTGGCGGCCCTCGTGCGGGGTCTGCACCCATACCTTCATGTTCGGGTGGGTCAGCCGCTCGTACGGGAACTCGCCTTCCTCGTCGCCGCACAGCAGCACGAGCACCCACTGGAACCGGGCGAGCGCCGCGTTGATCTGCTCGACCTGGGTGGCGTACCACCGGGCCGGGAACACGACGATCGCCCCGTCCTCGCTCTCAGGGACCTCCTGCGCCGTCGCATAGTGCTCCCACTCCATCGGCAGGGTCGGTGCCCGCCAAGCCCATACGGCCCCGGCTAGCAGCCCCTCAATGATCCCCTGATCCCAGTAGCCGCGGGCGTAGACGCCGGGCTCGGTGCCCCACCATATGACAGCGGTCATGGTTTCGCTGACCCGCGTACCTCGGCCTAAACGTTCTTGATGTCCCGCTCGGCCTGCTCCTCGATCCCGACGAGTGCAGCCCGGCCTCCGACCGCTTCGAGGATCGCGTCGAGCTTGACCTGTTGGGCTCGGCCCTCCCGGTTCTGCGCCGACTGGATGATGAAAACCATGATGAACGTGACGACGGTCGTGAACGTGTTGATGTACAGCCCGTAGTTCGTGTTCTGAAGCCCTCCCCTGACGAAAAACAGCCCGGACGCCCAGGAGAGCACGACGAGGATGGCTAGGGCTATCGCCCATGTCGAGCCGAGCCAGCCGGTCATCGCCGAGACGGCCCGCACTAGCACCGGCGGGTTCTGTGCCTGCGTCTCGGCCTCGATCGCCTCGACTGCGTCGAGCGGGGCCATCACGCTCCTGTCATTGGGTCGCCCCGTGGATCGCGGCTAGCTCGGCCGTGATCTTCACGATAGCGTCGTGGTCGCCTGGCACCCCGCCGGTCGGCAGGCTCGCCACGAGGGCCTGGAGGGATGCTAGGGCGGCCTCGTCGGCGTTCAGCCGCGCCAGCCATGACGCCACCCGGTCGGGTGTCCCGGCGAACCGGTAATACCGGAACGGGTCGCCCGTCGTGTCGGCGTGCTCGAACGTCACGATCACGTACCCGGTCGTCCACGGGGCCCCGCCGATCGTCTCGCTCGATCCGGTCCCGGCGTGCCACTCCGGGTGAGCGTTCAGCCCGCCGCAATACGGGGCACCGTCGGCCGTGAAGATGCTGCCGTCCGGCTTCATCGACCACGACCCGCCGCTGATCGGGTCGCCGAAAGTGACTGCTGTGATCATCGGTCCTCCTATGTCCGCCGCGGCGGCGATAGCTGGTAGCTGCCCCAGGCGCAACGGCCCCGGGCACGGATGGTTCCCCCAGGCAACGTCCGGCTGGCCGGTCGGGAAATGGCAGTGTGCCGTGATGCCCTTACCGCCATGGTCGACGGCCGTGTAGGGCCACTGGCCGGGCTCGGCTATGTCATGCAGCCATCGGAGCAGCTTCACGAGCGTCCCGATCTGCGCCACGTTCATGTACTCGTCCACGGTGCCGTCTACCTCGATGGACCCGTACCAGCCGTTGCCGTTCATCTGCGCCCACGAGACTTCGGCCGTGTCGATGTACTGCTCTAGCTCCCCGTTCGCCCCGACCCAGAAATGGGAGCTAGCGCCGTGGGCGGGGTCGACGAAGTAGCCGTACGGGTCGACGTGGGTTGTCGTGACGTGGATGACCCAACCGAAGTAGCCGGACCGGGCGAGCCCGTGGCTCGGGACCGGCTTCTGGATAGCGAACGAGCAGAGCATTCCGGGCCGGACTCTAGCGCGCTAGCGCGCCGGTTACGCGCCACCGCCCCGGGCGGGTGGCCTCGGGGCGGTGGTCGCTGCGGTGTCTCGGGTGGCTTATGGGATCATGCCGTGTACCTCGACCCTGGGTTTAGCCGCTCTAGGCGGGCGATCGTCTCGTCTACCTTGTCCGCGTCGACGTACAAGGAGATGGCTTTGGCCGGGGTGCCGCTCTTGGTGGTCCGGCGGATACCGACCTGGGTGGCCTGGCGGCGCTCCCGGCGGATCGAGGCCAACTGGCCGTGCGTGGCGTTCGTGATCTTCATCGGGCGGGCCATGTGTCCATCCTACCCCTCGGCTCCCGTTTGTCTAGGGGTTTCTAGCGGCTGCCGTTATCGGCGCCCTCTCCCCTGAGCGGTAAGCCCGATCGTAATCCCGGCGGCACTGGCGGCATCGTCGATGTCCCTTCCGGTTGCGCAGGGTGTTCTCCGGCGTGTAGTCGTGCCCTTGCGGGCAGGCGGTTTTGCCGTTCGTGTCCCGGCGGTCACCGGGGCGTCCGCTGCGCGTGTTGGCTGATCGGGTCGCGGGGCGGAGGTGGTCGGGATTGCAGCAGCGGCGGTGCGGGCAGGAGCCTCCACCGGGGCACGCCTTGTCCTCGTTATGGCATTGGTGATCCAAGTCGAGTCCCGGCGGTACCGGCCCTTTCTTGAGTCGCTGGCGCTCGGCCAGGTTCCGTTGGCGTGGCTTGCGTGGCACCGTCCTCCATACCTATCAGCCGCAGAAACTCTGTGACTCGGTGGGTGTAGGTGTGGAAGTCTAATACGTGCTGGCGGCCCGTTGCGGCTATCTGGCGGCGCTCGTCGTCGGCCTTCACGTAGTAGTCGATCAGCGAGCGAAGCTGCCCCCAATCGCCTAGCTCCCACAGCCGCAGGTGGGTGCCATCGGTGTAGCTCTCCTCGATACCCTCCGTGTACGGGTGCAACAGGAAGCCGCCCCGGCCGACCGTCTCCGGTACCCGGTCGCTCCAGTACCAGCCGGTCCCGCCAACCATGCAGGAATCCCCGACGACCACCCGGCTGCTCGCATACAGGTCGGCCAGGTCGGGGCCTCGTATCCCGCCGCGGCGCCGGTTCGGCCAGAACCTCACCCCGCCCATATCCTTCAGGAACGCGACAAGCTGGCCGCGGTGCGCCCACTCCGTGTGGTAGCCGTATCGGGTGCCCACGAACGCCACGTCGGCGTCGAACTCGTCCCGGTACTGGCCGGGTGTCTCCGCCTCCGGCCCGAACACGCCTGGCGGCAGCCAGTGATGGTTGATCCCCAACGCCTTGAACCGGGCCTGGTTGCCGCCGTCGGCGGTGCACACATGCTCGCACCGGAAGAACGGCGACAGGGGAATGTCCTCCTCGCGGGGCAAGTCCCACCACTTGTCGAGATGGTATCCGGCGGTCACGATCCCGGCCTGGCGGAGCTTCCCCAACCCGACGATCATGGCGTCGAGGTCGCTGTCCAGGCCCTTCGTCCGGGTCCACACGACCAGCGGAACCTCGTGCTCCATCGCGATGCCCGGCAGGTCGGCCCACACGTGCTCCTGCTCCTGCACTCGCACGACCTCATGCCCGGCTAGCTCGAAACTCGCCGACACATGGTTCTCGGTGCTCGACGGCGGCCCGAAGTTCCCGAGATATGCCAGTTTCACTCCTGGGCCGCCTTCCGCCCGGTGGCCGTCTGCGGGCCCTTGTGCGTCGCCCTGGGTTTCGTGGCCGTAGCAGGCCTTGTAGGGGCCTCTGGCGGCCGATTCAGTAGCTCGTGCTGGTCAGGGTGTTTGCGGGCGTGGTCAGCGTGCAGTCTGGAATGGTGGGCGATGGTCGCGTGGACGTGGCACGTCCGGTACTTGGTCCCGCCGACCGAGTGTTTCCCTACCCGCCAGCAGCCCTTCTCGGCGCAGTTGAAATGCATCAACGCCTTGATGACCACACCGAGCAGGGCGAACTCGGTCAGGTCGCTGCCGAACCCGCTCCAGAACCCGTACCACGGGCCGGAGAGGTTGTCTAGCCCGAGTACCCTGGCTAGAAAGTCGAAGATATCTCGGACGCCGTGCATGGCCCGGAGGTTACCGCTGGATTGGTGCAGCTAGATGGATGAGAACGCGAACACGTAGCCGTCGCCGACGTGGCGGATATGGCGGTCGACGACCCCGGTGTTGTCGCCGTTGCCTTCGATAGTGTTGATCGTGACGCCATCGGTCCATTCGATGAGGGCGACGTGCGAGGCATAGCCCGTGGCGCCGCCTTGGCCGGTCAGGTCGATGTAGACGAGCCCGCCTATCTGCGGGCCAGCGGTGATCCGCCCGGATCGTTGCGCGTCGCCCATCAACGCCGCGGGCCCGTCCTCATAGACGAATCCGGGTACGAACGCCTTGCGGGCGACCCATGACACAAACTTGGCGCACCAAAACCCGCCTGCCGTGTACGGACCTGCTAACCCGACCTGGCTGGCGGCGATGCCGATGTCCTCCGGTTCTATCGGCCCGGTGAACGTGTAGCTCTCGCCGTGGACGTTCCGCATCAGGTAGCCGTCTCGGGTAAGCGAGAATCCTCCTGGGGCAAACTGGCCGTGCGCTGCCCGCTCAGCGCCTGGGTTGGGGGTGATAGCCGCATACCCGAGATAGCTGAACAGCCAGTGGCCGGGCGCGTTGCCGCTGGTCCATATGCCGCCGAAGTTGGTCATCCCGTACCATCCGCCCTCCGGGCTGGCCGTGCTCTGCACTACCAGTTCGCCGTTCGGCGGTGTCGGCCATGCTGGCGGCCCGTCGGCGCGGGCGACGGCCGGAGCTAGGAGACAGGCGGCAATGAAGGTTGCCACTAGAGCCCGGAACGTCGGGCGGCTAGACAGGTGGGGTGTCGGGGTAGTCACGCGTATCCTTTCGGCTAGGAATCGCCCGAACTATAGCGCGCTAGTGGTCTAGTTAGCTCCGGCGCGTCGCACCCGGCGGTGTAGGTCCGGGCTCATCACGCTCGCCCGGCGCCGCAAGTTGTGCGGGTTAACGCTCGACAGGAACAGGTCCGTCAGGTAGAGGCCCGTCCGGCCCTTATCCAAGAACGCCCACGGATCGAGAACGATAGCCGTCACGCCCTGGCGGGTGATCTGCGTCACCCGTTGCGGCAACCGGCATTTCCCCACCATCGACGGCGTGAGAGCGAGAGCCAGTTCGCAAGCAATCTCGGCGCACGCCCGCACTCCGCTCCGGGGCGGCATCTGCCCGTAGTTGACCACGACCTCCCACGTCAACGGCTGCGACGAATCCAAGTCCATGCGCTGGTAAGCGGGCCACCCCGGGTTCTGGCCTGTCTTGGGGTCGGCCAGCCGCACCAGCCAGCGGTTGTCGTCCACCCGGTATGTCGACGGGTCGACGGTCACCCCGTCGATCGTCATCGACTGGACAGAGGACACCGGATAGACGCCCAACGTGACCTCGTACACGGGCGCTGTCGCCGGGCCGCCCCGCTCCTCGGTGTTCACCCCCGAGTAGATCATCGCAGCGTTGAATCCCTGCAAGCCGCCCGTGAAATACCCGAACGGCCACAACGGGTAGATCGGGCGCCCGTGATCACGGGTCAACGACCGGGGGTATGGGCGCACCACGTCCTGGCAGGAACCGGCCCACCGCTGCCCGGATAGCTCGAACAGGATGTCGCTCGCGGCCTGGAGGCAGTCCTCCATGAGTGCCAGGTCGAACGAAACGTTCGAGCACGGCTCGCAGATGTCGTCGGGGCCCGCCCACGGCGAACAGGTGCCAGCGCATGGCACTCCGGCCCCGGTTTGGACTACGAAAGACACGGCGGCTCCTCTCGCCCCCGATAGTACGGGCTCACCGGCATACCAGGGCGTGACCTTCCCGGCAGGCTCGGGTGGTCGGGGCGATGATCGTGCATCCCCGCTGCGAGGGCAACGGGAACGGGGCCGGGAATACCTCCTCGATCCGCGTCATCGTGTCGATCAGTTTGAGCGCGTCGGTGAGGGTCCGCCGGTAGGTGGCGGTCTGCACTGCGATGTCGGCCAGGTCGGCTAGCTGGTCGTCGTCGGTGATCGTATGCGTCTCGGTGATCGGGTGCTGGTCGGTCAGCCCTATCGTGTCGGTCAGCGCCCGGGTGATTGCCCGGCCGATGGGGTCCGTGAGGGTCAGCGGGTCGGCGGCAGCGTGTATCTCCGTGAGGGTCAGCGGGTCGGAGAGGCCCAGCGGGTTCGTCTGCGGCCGTGCTGCGGCCTGTGCGGCCACAGCCGGGTCGGTCAGCCCTTCGGCCTCGATGGTCGCCCGGATCGCGTGTTGGGCTAGGTTCGCCTGGTCGGTAAGACCCTCGGGCTCGGTCAGCGGCCTGACCGCGGCCTGTGCGGCCACCTTCGGGTCGGTCAGGCCCTCGGCCTCGGCGATCGCACGGCTGGAGGCGGTCGCCTGAACGAGCGGGTCGGCTAGCGATTCCCGGTCGGTGAACAGGTCGACCCCGGCCCCGGACCGGTTGATCAGGTCGAGCAGGCCCAGCGACTCGGTGACTACCCGGATATACGGGACCGCCTGGGAGCGCGGGTCCGTCAGGCCGACCGTCTCCGTCAGCGTCCGGGTAACGGCGCGCGCCGCGATCGCGTCGGTCAGGCCCTCCGGGTCCGTAGCGGGGCGGCTGGCGGCCTGGGCAGGCACCCTGGGGTCGGGCAGGCCCTCCGGGTCCGTGAGGGCCCTCGCTGCGGCCTGGGCAGCCACCCTGGGGTCGCTGATGCCCTCGGCGTCGGCAATCGCCCGGATCATCGTCTGGACGGAAGCCTCGGCGTCCGTCAGCCCCAACGCCTCCACCAGTGTCCGGGTCAGGGTCCGCAGCGCCGTGTCTGTCAGACCCTCGGCGTCTGTGGGCGCCTGGGCGGCCGAGAGGGCCTGGCCGAGAGCTAGCGCCGAACTCTGCCCTGGCGGCAAACCGAGGGACACGAACCCTAGCCGCGATTGGGCGGTCCCCAGCGTCCCGTCCGCAGTGTTCGTCCCGACCCGCACATCGGCCAGCCCGATCACGTCGAAGAAGATGCCCCGGCTCGTCTGATTCGCCAGGCTGTCGGTGATGCCCTCGGCGTCCGTGAACGTCCGGCTGTACGACCACTGCCAGCCGGTATCGTTCCCGCCGTTCGTGGCGTTGGCGCTCGCCTGCCACGTCGCCCCGCCCGTCGCGTTGCTATCGGTCAGGGAGACGTAGTTGGCGGTGAATGTCCCCGAAGCCTTCGAGAGCGTCCACTGTGACCCGGGGGAGGAGGAGACGAACGTGTAGTGGTGGGCCGAACCGGAGCCCTCCGTGAACGTGGTCACCGTTTGGGTGGTCCCGGCTGTCCACGTCACCGTTGTCGTCCCGCCCGTGAAGGCCAGGGATGCGAACGTGTTGGAGCCGCTGATCGTGACGTTCGTCGCGGCGATGGTGACAGCGTTGTAGGTGAGCCCGCCCCCGGCGAACGTCGTCGGGGCGGCAATGGCCGCGAACGAGATTGTGGAGGTCCCGGCGCTGAACGTGAGCCCGGTCGCCGCCGCGCTCCACGCCACGCTCCCGCCGTTCGTGATCGTGATAGTCGAGGACCCGAGGGTAAGACTCCGGGTGAACCCGGAGTCGACCTGGAAGGTCCCGACACTGATCGGCTGGCTACCGGTATCGAGCGCCCCGCGGATCACTTGGAAGGACCCGGACAACGCGATAGTGATCCCCGAGGAAAGCAGCCAGGAACCGCCCGCCCCGTTGAACTTGGTCGTCCCGAGGTTGTGGCCCCCGGTGTCAATCGTTAGCTGGGTGGCGGCCGTCGATGCGAAAGTGATCGCCGACGTATTGACGTTCCCGAGGGTGTACGTCCACCCGGTCGACGGGAACAGCAGGGCGAGTGTCCCGTTCGCCGTGCTCGTCCCGATCGTCAGTGTCACCCCCGCCGTGTGGGTGACCGTGCTCGTGTAGCCGGTCAGGTCGATGCTGCGGCAGACAGCCCCGGCATCGACCGTCAGCGCCCCCGAGGTCCCGGTCGCCACCACGTCGTCGGCGGCGGTCGGGGCGAAGCCCTCGACCCATGTCCCGGCGGATGACCATGCCCCGCCTCCGTTAGCGATCGTGCGGGTCGCCATCGCTTACCGCCGGGCCGCGGCGATCAGCCGGGCGGGACGGCCCCTTCGATGACGGCGGCCGGAAGCTCGCCGGTTATCTGGAAGATCGCTAGGTGTAGCTCCTCGATCTGCGCCTGAAGCATCGCGACGGCTTCGTCCTTCCAGTCCGGCTCGTCTGTCTCGTCCGCTTCCACGAACCGGGCGATGGCCGCGGACTTCGAGTTGTGGGTCCGGATGAGTAGCTGGTTTACGTCGTCCTTGGTCATTACGAGGGAGTGTACGTGCTCGTCGTGAGGTCGTGCTGTAGGCCGGTCACTGCGCCCTGCATGATCCCGACGGCCGACGGGATCACCGCGACGGTGAACGTCTCGCCCGAGGCTGAAGTCACGCAATCCTTGTTGACCGTCGCCGTCAGCCCGTCGTCGCTGACCGCGATGATCTGCGTGCCCGCCGGTATCTTCCCGCTCTGCGCAGTGACCACGGCGTTGAGCATTTGTTTGCGGAACGAGAAGTTGGCGACCGCGGTCGTGACGAAGAGGGTCCGGGCGGAGGATATGCCGGTAGTCCCGTTGCCCCCGACCGTCTTGATATTGGCGGCGGCCGTCGCGATATGGAGTTGGTTTTTGGAGAGGAATACCCGATCCAATCCTTGGAGCACGATCGGGTTTACCGGCTGGACGACGCTCTTAACGCCATCCACGTTCCCTACGATCTGATAGTCGTAGCGGACGACCCCGGGATGCTGGACCTGATCCGCCCCGAGGATCATATCTAACGGGCAGGCGCCGTCCGGGGTCGCCGTCGAGTTGTTGTGGTTGATCTTCACATGATCATTGATCGGCGCTCCTCCCCGCATTCCGATACAGGGCGAGGCTCCGTGGGCCCCGAAGCTGTTATCCAGAATGTAGGTGTCGAGGTTCCCGGGGTCGGCGTTCGGCTCGAAGTCGATGTGGTAGCTGCTCTGATTCCACATGAAGTTACTGATCACATGATTGTGATAGCAGTGGGTCCCTAGGATCGCCCCCTGGGCGTTACCCGTGAACCCGCATTGCTGGACGATGAGCCCGGTCGTCGGGCGCATATAGGCCGCGCTGGTGAGCCAAGACGAGAAGTTCATCGCGTCGGACGGCGAGTTAGCCATCCGGCAGTTGAAGTGGCGGGGGTCCTTGCAGGCTTGCACAGAGAACAGATGCTGGCCCTGGACGGCGTTCGTCGATGGCCCGTTGTGGTAGACCCCGCCGAAGAACACGTCGGGCAGGACGCATTGGAGCCCGGAGAGGTTCACGGCGGCTGCCGGGCTCGCCGCGTTCGCCAATGTCAGCGTGTGTCCGTCGGTACTGATCGAGGAGATGGTGACCTTCCCTCCGGCGAAGAACGGGGAGAGCAGGACCGGGTTGTTCGGTGGCGCTGCGTTCGTGGCGGGGAGCGCGCACCAAGGCGGCATCGTCGTGGAGATGGTCAGGTTGTTCGTCCCGGATGCGGTTGCCAGCATCTTGATCTGCGGGTTCCCGCCGACACAGGAAAGGGTGAAGCTGTTGACCCCGACCGTCCCTACGTAGGCGTTCGTTGAAATGTTGATCTTCTGACCGCTAGCCGAGTTAGTCGCCAGCACGTCGATCTGCGTGGTCGGGGAGGAGGACAGGGAGAACGTCCCGCCCGTCACAGTCCCGACGAACGTGTTGGATGGGATGTACGGCCCCATCACCAGCCGGTAGACCCCGGCGTCGCCGGAGAGGATCGCTGCGTCCGTGATGGTCTTGCTCCCCGAGGACATCGAGCAGCCGGAGTCAGTCCGGTTGAACGCGGCCGGGATGCCCGTCCCGACGACGCTCCGGTAGGCGGTGTCATCGCCAGCCAGGATCGAGTTGTCCGTCACGGTCGCCGAGCCGCTGGTCGTGGTGCAGCTATCGGTTCGGTAGTTCGGGGTGCCAACCCCGCCGCTTGTCAGGGTCGTGGCGCCGTTGTTGATTGCGCCGTCCTCGATAGTCAGGTTCGTGAAGCTCCCGTAGAACTGTGCGTTCTGCCATTGGACATCGCGGCATTCAAGCTCGTTGACGATGTCTCGTTTCAGGAGCGGCGCCCCGCCCGTGAAGGCCGGGTCCATGAAGGCGTTGTTGCCCGACGTGTAGCTGTTGAACTGGCAGCCGACTCCGCCCTCCCGGCCGGTACCGGAGACGCCCGGCGCTCCGCCGCTCATGTTGCCGAGGGTCGTCGCTCCGCCCTCGAACCGAATGTTGTCTCGGTAGAGGAGGAACATCTGCCCGTCTACCCGGAGCTTGGTTGTCGCGCCCAACGTGACGAGCGTGTTATCGAGCAGGGTCGTCGTGTACCACTTGTAGAGCCCGTAGGAGGAGGCTTTCACGCCGGTCAGGTCGATAGGTCCGCGGAGCTTCAACGTGACAGACCCGTTCCCGGCGTGAGCGGCGTTCGAGTTTTGGGTCGCGAGGGCGTGCGTCGAATCGATAATCGACATGATCTGCGTGTTAGCGGGCCAGTCCCCGGTTAGCCCGAGCCCGATATCGTCGCTGGTCAGGTTCGCTCCGGTCACCGTGAGGGTGTTATCGGTGCCGGTAGTGGTAGCGGTCGCGAATGTCTCGTCCGCTCCGACGCTGGTTGTGAGGGTGAGAAGGTTCACGAAATCACCTGATAGAGAAGGTCGATGAGAATGTTCGGCTGGGGGAAGCGGAGCCCGATATCGAACCCGTTGACGGTGACGTTCAACGGGACCGGGATCGCGTCCGCGGTGGCCTCGTTCAACGGCTCAAAGGAGAGAGTCGGCGGGACCGGATGGGGGACCGCGAACGTGACCGTTGCCATCGTCGGGGTCGCGGCCCCGGTCGCGCTGGGCCGGTAGGCGGTCGGGTTCCCGCCGGTAGTGAACTTGACCTCTCCCCGCACATCGTTCCCGGCTATCACCGGGCCGGGGACTCCGGGCGCGTTCCCGAGCGCGCCACCCGCCGCGATGGTCGCGGCGGTCCCGGTTCCGGTCAGATGGGTGAGAGGGAACACCTGTAGGCCGCCCAACGTGAGAACACAGACGAGGAGGTCCCCGAGGGCGTGAGCTTTCACCGGGCTTCCCTCGATCCCCCGGGTCACGGAGACATGAGAGGCGTCCGGCGGCTGGCCGACCATCACGTACTCCGGTTGGGTATCCGGCGGGGAGAGCGGGGAGATAGCGGCCCGGTACTGGCTGACCCCCGCGACCGGCTGCGGGAGCGGGAGCCCGGAGGAGACGACCTGCCATGTTTCCACGGTGCCCGGAGCAGGCGCGGCGGCCCACGGTTGGGCTGTGCCCGCCAGCGTGGTAAGTGCCGCGTTGGCGAACAGGTCGAGAACGCCCATCGGTTAGCCGCTAGGCCAGTGAGCCGGGTCCGGTCCTTTTTCGACTCCCTCGCCCGGATCGAACTCCGGTTCCGGCTGGCGGTTCTCCACCGGCCAGTGAGCCTCGTCCGGTCCCTTTACGCCTCCGGCGCCCTCCGTGACCTCTACGGGCCCGCTAGGGGCCTCCCCGGTCAGGGTGGCCGCGTCGACGGTAGCCACATCTGGGGAACCGATGGTCACGACAACCTCGTCGCTGATCCCGCTGCCGTCGCTCACGTCAGGCCCCCAAACCTAAAGCCAGGCGCGCTCCAGATAGGCGACAGCCCGCTTCGCTACCGCTGGGTCGTCTCCCATAAATCCGATCGCACGATTGCATGGTCCGCACAGTAGCGCCCTCACTTTCCCGCTCCGGTGACAATGGTCGATATCTAGCGGTCGATCCGTCCGTAGGCAGATCGGGCACTCGCCCTGCTGGGCGTCGACCAACGCCTGGTATTCCTCGGCGGTCAGTCCTCGCCTGCGGAGCCGGGCATTGAGTCGTACCTGTACCCGATTCGCCGCGCTCCAGCGGTTCATGGCTGCCGCGAGGCATGGTCGACAGGTCCGCTTCGGCTGGTCCCGAGTCGTATCCCAACCGAACTCGCCCTCGTCCACGAACTGCTTGCACGACCCGCACCACCGATATCCCTCCGCTGAGTCCGGCCTCGATGGACGAACGGCACGCAACTCGATCCCGCGTCGCTTCTGATCTGCATGGGCGGCGCATAACCCGTGGGCATGATTCATTCGATCGCACTCGGGGAAGCTGCACTTCTGCCGTCCTTTAGGTCGCTTCGGTTTGCGAGGGGTCTTTGGTCGAGCGGCGAACTTCTCGGGTCTTTCCATGCGGCCATTCTAGCCGCTCGTTGTAAGGTGGAACTAGTCGGTCAAGCACCCAAAAGCTGGTGGTTCCAGTCGACGACCAGGCTGTCCGAGGCGCCCTTGTTCACGACCGGGCTCAGCAACGCCCGGCTGATCGTGTTCGCCGCGGTGCTCGTCGCGTCGGCCAGCGTGTCGTTCACGATCACGACCTCGGCCAGCGAGTTGACGGTGACCACTCCGGCCGCCCAAGTCGTCTGCCATTGAATCTGGCGGGACGACCCGGAGAGCGTCGACTTCGGCCACGTCGCGTCGATCGCCACGTCGGAAGTCGCCGTGTACGTCACGAGGGCGGCCCCGGCGCCCGTCTTGGCGACAGCGGTGTTCCCGATGCCGAGCTTCATGCACGTCACCTGGCCGGGCGGGGAACCGATACCGGCGGCCCGCTCCCCGTAGTACTGGTCGCCGATCTGCGTGATCAGGTTGCGGAACACCCCAAGTTCCTTCAGGTGTCCGTCCTCGTCGACCAACCGGAAGAAGCCGTGCCCGGTCAGGCCGACGCCATCGACATTCCCCACGTCCCGGGGCCGGACGCCGAGAACCTGGCAGGCCCGGTGGAAGCTGGGAACCTCTATAGCTCGCATGGATTCGACCTTTCGGTTAGCTGACGGGTGTGGCCTGGGAACCGCACTGGATGGTCGGCAGCGTCCTCGTGTACGCGTAGCCGAGGGTGCTCGCGCTGTCCCACAGCCAGTCGCCAGCGGGCCCGTCCTCGAAGTTCGGATTCTCGCTCGTGTAGCCCTGGAACATGCGGCTCATGTGGTTCACGTCGAACGTCGTCTTGTCTGGCTGCCAGTAAGTCCGGCCCAGGTACCAATGGATGTACGGGTAGAACACGTCGAGGTCGCCGTTGACGATGTGCTTCGTCCAAAGCTCCATCGAAACCCCGAACGGCGCCCCGATCGCCCCGACCCGCGGTGTGGTCGCCCCGATCGTGAACCCACCGGCCGTGATCGGCAGGCCGCCCACGAGCATCTGCTCTAGCTCCGGGTCGAGGGTGCATATCTCCAACACGAGGTCGTACCGCTTGAACCGGTCCCGCTCCTTGTACGTGACGCACAGGCCGCCCCCGGCGTTCATTACCTCGATGTCATTGCCCTTCGTGAAAACGGGCGTGAGGTCGAGCTTCACGAGAGCGTCGGTCGTGTACATGTTGCCCGCGCCCGGGATCGGCACGCCGTCCTGCTCCAACACGGCGACCCTCGTGGCGACCGCCTCGACGGATGCCCCGCAGTTCTGTTCGGCCATCTATCGACTCCCTTGCTCGATACTCACGAGGCCCCCGGGCTGGAGTAGACCGGCAGAGAAACCTCGACTCCGACGTGGACGCAGTTTGGCACAGCCACGACCGCCGGGCGGTACGCCCGCCACTCGATCGTGTTCAAGCTCTGCACTATCGCCTGATCCCACGTGTCGGGGACGACCGTGATCGGGCCCAGGTACACGGTCGGCATCAGCGTCGCGTAAGCGAACTGCGTCGCCCCTGGCGCCACGCCCTCCGGGCCCTGCCCGGTGTACCCGGCGTCGGGAATGATGACCGTGCCCATGTACGTCTGAATCTGGCCGGGCACCGTCTTGAACGTGTTGCCTAGCTCCGACCATTTCGATCCAAGCTGCCGGGTGCAGTGGATCGCCCCTCGGGCCCCGGTGCTGAAGTCGGCGATCGCCTGCTCCAAGATAGCGAGCGCGTCCGCCACTGACGCCGGGGAACCGGAGTTCAAGATGCTGACGCTCGTGTCGTCCGCCAGGAAGAAGTTAGGCCAACCGCTCGCCTGCGCCTGAGTCCCAAGCCAGAACTCCTTCGCGATCGCCTTGCTCTGCGCCGCCCGCAGCGCCCGGGTGGCCCGGTCCTGATAGGAATGGGCCTCCCACCCGAACGAACTGCACTTATCTCCCGCCCAAACCTCGAACGGGACCGCGTCGACGATGCCCGGGTTCGCCGGGGTCGACAAGGTGCCGCCGCCGCACGGGTCCACGATCGCTGTCGCCGTGCACATCTGCTCGGGCAGGTAGCGGACCCCGCCCTCCCAACGAAGCTCCGCCCCGTCGATGTCGGTCAGTTTCTCCTCGGTAACGAGATACGGGCCCGACAACGACGCCAGCAACCCGACAACGGGCTCCTCCGCCGGAGGGGTACGGACTACACCCAGGCCGAATGTCGCCATCGTCTAGCCCGTACCCTTCCCGCTCGTCGGTTCTTCCCTCAGCCCGGCTCGGTCAGGAACCGCTCAGGCAAAGGCTGGACGTGTCGACGGTGCTGGCCGTCTGGCCGTTCGGGCAGATGTCGAACTGCAAGCTGATCGACTCGTGGCCCCTGAAGATCGCCTTCTCGAACGTCTCCGAGAACATCTGGAAGTTGTTCGTGGCGTTGAGCGTCGAGTCGCGGATCATGCCCAGGTTGAGCTCTCCGCCGTCGAGGAACATCCAGCTTCCCTCCGGGTACAGCCAGGTGATCACGTCCTGGCTCCACGGGAGCAGCAGTCCGGCGCCCTGCACGCCGAAGCCCTGGCCGGACTGGCCGGTCGGGGCGTCCATCGTGCGGGTCGTGTTGATCTGCCGGACAGCGAAGAAGTTGTCGATCTGCGCGTCCGTCACTGCAAGCCGTTCGGCGCCGCTGCCGCTGTCGCCGGGAAGCTGGCGGGCCAGGTCGACCCGGATCACGTAGTCGAGCCAGTCCGGGTACACGAACCGCAGCGGGGCGTCCGGGTCCATCCGGTGCCGGTACCGCATGGCGGCGGCGGCCCGGTCGACAATCGCGAGTACGTCTCGGGCTGCGCCGAGCAGGATCGTCTCGCCGAACGCTGTCGTCGAACCCGTGATCATCGCCGCCTGCAACGTGGCCTCGGCGAGCCGTGCGTGCACGGCGTCGACCTCCTCCAAGTATTGGGCGATCTGCTCGGGGAAGTACCGGGACTGGAAGTTGCCGAACTGAGCGATCGACGTGACCGCGTCGACGGTGCTCTCCTGCACGTTCTGGCAAAGGAATGTGGCGTGGGGCTTCAGGGCCGGGCTCACCGGGTTGGCGTCGTTCGCAGCGGTCCAAAGTGCGGCCGGGCCGTCGGCGGTCACCTGGGCGAGCGTGTGCGGCAAGATGTACCGCAATCCGCCTCGGGTCGCCCCGAACTGCGCCATCGCGCCTTTCACGGGCCGGTCAGCGACGCTGATCCCGGCGACGTTGTAATCCACGCCAACCGGGCCGCAGATGCCGCCGCTGGCGGTCAGTCCGGCCTCGGCGGCGGCCGCGGCCATCGCTGCGGGCTCCAACACGGCCCGAACCTTGCGGTCGTTGTTCGCGGCGTCCTGATCGAGCCACCGGTCGGCCGGGTACATCGGCTTGCTGTCGATCATGCCCAACGGGATGAACTCGCCATTCCCGGCATCGCTGCTGACCTTCATCACGGCGTCGATCCGCTTTTTGGCGGAGTGGGCGAACTTCTCGATGTCGAGCGGTTCGCCCGGCACGATGCCCGGCAGGTCGGCTGAAGCGACCAGCGAAGGCCGGACCCTGGTCACGGCGTCGGTCGCGGTCGCGGTCGGCCGGTGGGCCCTGGGGGTCCGGCTCGCCAGTCGGCTGATGCGGGGCAGCACCGGCTCGGGGGCGCCCCCGCTGGCGGCGACGGGCACCGGCTCGGGCTCGACCGTCTCCTCCGCCTCTCCCGTGGTGGGCTCGGGCTCGGTTGCTGTCTCCGCGGCGGTCGGGTCGCCCTCGGCGACCGTCTCGGCCGGGGCCTCGGCGGGAAGCTCGGCGAGCAGTTCGGCGGCCTGGGCGACGCGCTCGGCACGCTCATCGGCGTGGGCCTGAAGCTGAGCCTCAATCTCGCGGTTGCGGTCGCGGGCCTCCGTCAACACCGCGATGTCGTCGGCCGACGGGTCGGCCCGGTCAACCGTGGCGACTCGCTCGGCGATCGCGGCCTGGAGGGCGTGAAGCTCCTCGTCGGTCAGCGGGTTCGCCTCGTCGTGGAGACGCTCCAACAGGGCAAGCAGTTCCGGGTCCATCCGATTCCTCCAAGGTGAGCACAGCGGTTTGGGATACATCTCACGAGGGCGAGAACCGGCGGCCGGGCGACTGCGTGGCCTCGGCTGGCCTTTAGGATCGGACTAGGTGCGACCCCGCTCTATCTCTTGCCGGGGCAGGGTAGCGCGGATATGAACGGCGTGGGGTGGATGGCGCGCGCTACGAGCCTGCTGGGCCTTGGAACGGCGGCCAGTAGGAGAGCGGCAGGCTCGGGTCGTTGAACGGGTTATCCCACATCCCGTCGGGCCCGTTCGTGCCTCCCCACTTGCGTTTCATGTAAGCGATCAGCCGGTCGATAGGGACGTGGGCCCCGCCGAGGTCGACGCCGTGCCGGAACCCTGCCATCGCCACGTCCACGCTCACCTTCAGCCAGTACGGCTCGCTCAGGTTGAACCCTCGGGCGATCCGGTGCCCATAGTCGAAGTCCTCGTAGTAGCCCGGGTAGAAGTTCTCGTCGAACAACCCCACCGTCTCTAGGGCGCGCCGGTTGAAGGCGATCAGGTGCCAGCCGATCCCGTGGGCGGCCTCGACGGCCACGGCCTCCGGGTTGGCGTCGAGCGCGTCGATGAAGTCCTGGCCGCCGGGCTCGCCGAACCGGATCGACGCCGAACACACGATCAGCCAGTCGGCCTTCTCGTTGAGAACCTTGCGGGCCCCGACGTTCCATGCTGCCGCCACGCCGTGGTTGATCCGGCTGTTGTCGACGACGATGATCCGGCCGGGCAGCAGGCGGCAGCTAGCGAGGCAGCGGTCGGTCCACGGCTGGTGGATCGACGGGATCACCATGAAGTACTCGGTCACGGGCGCGGCTTGAACATGTAGTGGTGCTCGTGGTCGAACGCCAGGAACGTCTCCTCGTACCGGTGGAGGCGCATGTGGGTGAGCAGGTCGTCGGGGGTGTCGCCGTAGCGGTCCCGCATGAACTCGGGGTGGACCGAGATGAAGAAGATCGGTCGGTCCTCCTCCAGCAGCCGTCCGGCCCCAAGGATCATGCGGTACTCGGCGCCCTCGATGTCGACGGTCACCACGTCCGGTCGGCGCTCGATGCGGGCCGTGAACGTGTTGAGCGTGATCGTCGGGCAGTCCGGTCGCTCGTCGATGTGCAGGAACCCGTGGTCGAGGATCGTCTCCCCGGTAGCGCAGTCCGGCCAGCCTGTCTCCGGGCTCAACGGCCAGTGCGGCCGCGTGATGTTGTCTGTCTCCCCGGCGAACCCCACGAAGCAAGCCTCGGGTTCGCCGGGCACGTTCGCCTCCCACACCGTCCGTATGTTCGGCCACACCTTCGGGTTCGGCTCGATCATTGCCACGTCCGCGCCCCAAGTCGCCCAAAGGGTCGGCAGGTCGCCCTCCTCAGCGCCCACGTCGACCACGAAGTCGCCCGGCCGTATGACCGAGTACATGGCCGCCAGGCGTTCCTTCTCCCAATACGGCCAGGCGATCCAACTGGCCCGCGGTTCGCCCAACTCCAGCGGCCACCGGTCGTTGATCCGTATGAGCGTCACCGTTCCGCCACGTGCCAGCGCCAGTCCGGGTAGCGGCCACCCATGCCGTCCTGCTCGGCGTGGACCGACGTGAGCCCGGCGTCGGCGATCCATCCCTGAACTAGCTCGTCGGGCAGGTGGCCCTCGTCCTCGAAGTCGATGTCCGAGACGATCTGGAAGATGAACCGCCCACCCGGCCGCAACACCCGGCCGACGGCGTTCACTATCGCCGCGGCGTCGGGCCTGGTCAGGTGTTGGAGGACAACGACCGAGAACGCCGCATCGTAGGGCTCGTGGCCCCGGAACAGGCGCAGGTCGGCTGCCCCTCCCAGCATCCACGTCACGTTCCCGGTCCCGGCCGCGGCCGCCTCTATCCCGGCGAGCGCCAGCATCCGGTGGCTCGGGTCGATGCCCAACACCCGGGCGTCCGGGTGGGCGAGAGCGACCGGGATTGTCAGCCGTCCGCAGCCGCACCCGACATCGAGCAGCCGGGTGTACGGGCCCGGCGGAAGATGTGTCTCGATCTGTTTCAGGCACAGGTCGGTCGTGTACTGCCACTGGCCGGGCGTCTCCGCCCAAACCTCCATGCGCGCCGTCTCGATGTCCGGCGCCAGGGAGTCCCAATAGCGGCCTGCTCCGCTCGTCACTATCCCTCCGGGGGCTCGCTCGATCACGTTCGGCGCGGTGCCCGTTTCTTGACCGGTCGGGCCGCCACGGCGGCCGATGTGACCTTCTTCTCCTCCTCAACGATCTTCTGCTGCCGCATCCGGTCGGCAAGGATCGCTTCTAGCTCCTCGATCCGAGCGTCTAGCTCCTCGATCCGCTCCTCCGCCGTCGCGACGGCCGCCAGGTCGTCGGGGTCGGGTTGCTTGCCCGCCCTCTCGTCCAGTCGCATCACCCGCCGTAACGCTGCCAGCGCAAGCACGGTCTGTGCCCGTTCGTCCTTGCGGGCGTCCAGTTCTTCCTTGCGGGCAGCCGTCATATCGCTATTGACCAGCGTGTGAATCTGCTTCAGTTGGGATTCGGTTACCACGGCGCGCTCCTCGGCGAGCCGGGCAACCTCGTCGAGTGCTCGCTTCGATTCGGCCTGGGCGTCAAGAAGTAGCTTCGCTGCCGTGGCAGCCTGGGTCGCCGCCTCCTCGGTCCGGGCTGCCAGGGTCGCAGCGGCGATGGCCCTCTGCTTGTCGGCCTCGTCGGTGCGCTCACGCAGCGTCACGGCCGCCTCGGCCGCCAGCGTTGCCGCCTCTTTCGCCTGTTGGGCAACCTCGTCGGTCCGGGTGATGGATTCGGCCTGGGCAGCCTGCAACAGCGTCGCCGCCTTGGCGGCCTCGGCAGCGGCGGCAGCGGCGGTCGCTGCTCGGGCTTCCTCGCGCTTGTCCTGCCTATCCCACTCCTCGCGCCGGGCGCTACGAGCCTGCTTGCCGTTTAGCAACGATAGGGAGACTCCGGTTATCAGCGCGACTAATGCCGCCCCGAGGATCCCGTACACCTGGGTCACGGAGGCCCTCAGCCCTGCATCGAGGCGACCAGCCGCTCCGCTGCCACCGGGCGCAACGGGGCGATGGTCGCTTCGGCCGTGGCGACTCGGGCCGTCAGGTCGGCTATCTGCTGCGCCTGCTCGGCCTGCGCCCGCTCCCACGGCATCGGCTGCCGGATAACGCCAGACGCCACGAGGGCTGTGACGGTCCCGTTGGCGAATGCGGCGTGCGGGTCGCCGATCGGCGCTACAAGCCCGCTGGCGGCCGCTGAGGCGGCTATCCCGGCGATCGGGAAGCCCGGGACTGTCACCCCGGCCAAGATGGCAACAAGGTCCAGTCCTTTGCCCGACCATACGCTCCGCCAGTCGCCCGAGGTCGAGCACGCGGCGAACGCCTGCACCTGCGCCTCGGTGGCGTCGAACTTGACGACCCCGGCTATCCACGGCCCGAAGTCGTCATCCCCGGCCACGACCTGCGCCATGCGCTCCACTCCGGGCCCGCCGTCGTAGTGGGCTCGGACCGCCTCAACGCTCATCGCTCGGGTCGTGCTGGCATGCCCGCATCCCATCGATAGATGACCGACGTGGACGATGCCGCCCTCGGCCGTCAGGAACGGCCGCATGTTGAACGCTGCGTACCCGGTCTGGCTGCGCGGCGGGGTCATGCACCGGTCGGTGTACCCGGTGTGGCACGAGAACCAACTGGCGATGTGCCCGTACACTCGGCGCCACCCATTCTCGTCGGGCGCCTCGATCGTCAATGGGCAGGCGTACCGGCCGTTCGGCTGGCGGACCATGCGCCGGTCGCCGACGTGGAATCCCGGGTTCTCGAAGTACCGTGCTGGCGGCGGGCTCGGCGGCTGGGCGGCAGCCAGGACCGGTTCTGGCTCGGGGTGAAGCTCGGCGGTCGTGGCGGCCTGCTCGGCGCACTCGACGCACGGCTCGTCAACGGTCGCGCTCGCAGCGACCTGCCCGGCGGTCGGGGCGGTGTCGGCCTCGATGAACGCATCCTCGAACGCCGGGAACGGCGTCATCGTCAGGCCCATCACCCGGATCAGGCTGAACTTCACGATCCCGTCGATGCAGTCGCCGTCCATGTCCCGCTCGGTGCACTCGAACTCGCCTTCGCTCTCGCACACGTCGATCGAAACGCCGAACTTGCCGCGGGCCGCCACGATCTGCTCGGCCTGACGGCCTGCGTCGCTGTCGTCGTAGAAGCCTTTGCCCATAGCGACCTGGCTGACCGTCCCGACGCCAGTGATCGCCCCCGCCAGGACGGCGCCATAGTGGCCGCCCTCGGTGACGGTCTGGAGCATGAGCGGTTGCGGCGGGTTCCTGTACTCGATGGCCCCCGGGTTGATGTACCGGCCGTCGCCGGTCGGCTTGCCCTCGTACGCCATCTCGCTCCGCCATCCGCCCGCCAGCACCGGCCGGTCGCCTTGTGCTAGCTGCTCGGCGAGCGCATCCATCACGGATACATAGCCGCCAGTAACGTCCGGCGTCCCAGCCCACTCCGCGGTCGGCACCGCGGCGGCCGCGGTCAGCCCGGCCTCGGTCCAGTTCTTCGCGTCGATGAGCCGCCAGTCGGCGCCGTCCTGCTCCACGCCGAACCGGGCCCCTAGCCGGGCCATCGTCTCGGCAACTGGCTCCCAGGTGCCGCCTGTCTCCGCGCTGGCGATGAACTGGTCGATCCCTAGCGGCTGGGCGTGCTCGACCGTCCCACCGGTCAGCATCCCGGCGGCAAGGACAGCCGCGCCGTGGCCGTGGCCGTGGTTCGCGTCGCCGCTGTGGCTGTGCTGATGGTCATGGGTCGTGTCGCCTCCCTGGCTGCCGTAGCTCGGGTGCGGGTGACTGTGATTGCCGTCAATGGGCGCGTGGGCGGCGGCAAGCTCGACCCCGAACGGGGCGACAGGGCGCGCCGTGTTGGTGAAGGTCGTGCCGGTCACGTCGCCGACCGCGACGCCTCCTCCGGGCGGGAGATGATCAGCCGGTACCCCGGGCGGCTGTCCGGGTGCGTGCCGCTCGAACAGCTTCGACTTCATGGGCGTGCCTCCTCGCGAACCTGCCTCATCCGCATGAGGGTAGCGTCCCGGCGCCCTGGACGCGAAGATGCCCCCGGCGGATCAGGCCGAGGGCATCGTTCGCTGCTGCTATCAGGCCAGCCGTATTGTCGCCGTGCCTCCCCGGATCGTGCGCACTCCCCGGTTACCTCGGGCTATCGTCCGACTGTTCTCCGTGTTCGCTCCCCTTACCGTTCGGGCTCCCGCTGGCTTCATTCAGGAATCCCCCGTGCTCTGCCCGGGTGGTGGTCGTTAGTCGTCAGGCCAGGTTCACAGCCGTACTTGCGAAGGCACATCCACGGTCCTGCGTGGGCTCGCCCGGATCGCACCGGACCCGATAAGGCCCCCTCCCTCGGGGATACGCCCATCGGCCAAACGTGAGAGCCCCGCCGGGGCCGGAGTCCTACCCCGCTATAGGTTATCTGTCTAGAGGGTTCTAGCGGATTTCTGAGATTTCTTTCGGCTAGGCGTGGACCGCCCGGCGATGCCCTACCTCCGCTACCTCCCCGGAGTCCGGGACCGCAAGTGGATCGTTGACCGTCCGGACGTGGGCGGCGGACCCGCCGGTCGTCGTCGTTACCGCCCACGCGACCGGATCGGCCAGCGCGGAGAGGTCCGTCCCCGCGTAGACCGGATGGCGGGCCGGGACCGGCCCCTGCACCTGGCGGCGCCCGCCGATAGCGTCCACCCATCCGAGGTCGAACCCGCCTAGAAGGTCCGTGACCGTGAACATGAGATAGCGGATAGCCGTGAACGGGTCGGAGAGGCCCTCCGCGTCGGTGAGCGTCCACACGACCGGGGAGTACTGGAAGATTTCGGCTAGCTCCTCCGCGTCCGTGATCGTCCGGCCGAGCACAAGCCCGGCCGTCTCCGCGTCCGTCAGCCCGGCCGGGTCTATCAGCGCCCGGACGTAGCTCTGACCGGTGACCTTCGGGTCCGTCAGCCCGGCTGCGTCGAGCATGGCCCGGGCGAACTGGCGCGCCGTCGCGTCCGCGATCCCGGCGGGGTCGGTTACCGTCCTGCCGAAGTTGCTCACCCGGCTCGTCGCGTCCGTCAGCCCGGCGGGGTCCGCGATCACCCGGCGGCTAGCCTCCAGCCGCGAGGACGGATCGGTCAGACCGGCGGAGTCCGTGATCGTGCGGGCCAGGTTCCGGGCGGCCGGGTCCGTCAGGCCGAGGGCGTCCGTGGCGGACCGTACATAAGTAGCAGCCCGGGCGGCCGGGTCCGTCAGGCCGAGGGCGTCCGTGGCCGGGCGGCCGAATCCTTCCGCCCTGCTCGTAGAGTCCGTCAGCCCTAGAGCGTCAGTCGGCGACTTCATTATCGCCACGACGGCGACCTTCGGGTCCGTCAGCCCTTCAGCCTCAGTAACGCTCCGGACCGACGCCTCCGCGCGCCCGGCTGCGTCCGTCAGCCCGGCCGGGTCCGTGATCGTGACAGCCAGCGCGCGGACCTCACTGTCGCTGATCCCCTCCGGGTCGCTCACCGGCCGGGTAAGACTCCGAGGCTGGCTATCCGATAATCCCGCCGCGTCGGCTGTGAGGACCCTAGAGAGGCCCCTCGTCTGACTGTCGGTGAGTCCTGCGGCCTCCGTCGCCAGTACGCGAGCTATGGCCCGGGACTCCGTATCCGTTAGGCCCTCTACGTCGGCCAGCGCGCGGGCTACCGCCCGGATGAGGGCGTCCGTCAACCCTTCCGTATCGGTTGGCGCCCGGAGGGATGCGACGGCCCGGCCCAGCGGGTCCGTCAGCCCAACTAGGTCGGTAATCGTTCGGACTACGGCCCTAGTCTCCGCGTCCGTCAGCCCGGCTAGATCAGTCAGCGAGCGGCCTACCGCCCGAGTGAGGGCATCTACGAGGCCCTCCGTCTCCGTCAGCGTCCGGGTTAGAGCGTCAGCGCGCGGGTCGGTCAGTCCCTCCGCCTCGGTCGCGAGGGTCCGGCTCAACGTCCGAGGCTGGGTATCCGTCAGCCCGCACGCGTCCGTGACCGTCCGGCTCCACGCCGTCCCGCCCGGCGTGAAGGTCTGGACTATCGCGTCGGTCAGCCCTTCCGCTTCCGTCGCCAGGGTACGGTCGAGGGTCCGCGGAACGGAGTCCGTCAGGCCCTCCGCCTCAGTGAGCGCCCGGGAGAGCGTGTCCGCCCGGGAGTCCGTCAGACCCTCCGCGTCCGTGAACGTCTGCTTGTAGGCGGCGGCCTGCGTGACCGGGTCGGTCAGTCCCTCCGCCTCCGCCGTGAGCGTCGGGGAGAGCGTGCCCGGCGCCCGGAAAAACCAGCCGGTGTTCCGGGCTGTGTCCACAGAGTTGGCCCCGGCGTACCAGCTAGCTCCGCCGGTCGCGGTCGAGTCGGTCAGGTCCAGAAAGTTGACGGATACCGACCCGGACGCCTTCGAGAGCGTCCACGCCGTGCTAGGGGTAGAGGAGACGAACGTGAACACCTTGCCAGTGATAGCGGCAGAGGAGAACGTGGTCACCGTCCACGTCGAGCTAGCGCCCATCGTGTAGGTCTTGGCGTTCGCCGTCCCCTGAAATGAGAGGGTTCCGAACGTGCCGCCACCGAGGAGGTTCATCCCGGAGCCGGTCTGTGTCCACTGGATATTGAGAGTCCCGATGGACAGGGAGGAGGCGCCCTGCCACGTTCTCGCCCCGGCAGCCGCGCTCGTAAGGTTGAAGGTCGCGGACGCCCCGGAGAACGTCAGACCGGTGACGTTCGTCGCGTCGAAACAGGTTCCGGACGCAGCGAGGTTGAAGGTTGCCGCTCCCAGCGTCACGACCCGGGTCGATCCTCCGGTGATCGCGAAGGAGCCGATCGAATAGGTCAGCCCGTTGTAGTCCACGTCCCCGAGGGAATGGGTAAGAGTGGTCGACGAGCTACCAGTCAGCCCGTGGTTCACGAACTGGTATTTGCCGTTGGTGCTCGTGGAGAACGTGACGTTACCGGTGGTCTGCCCGCCGAAATCGATCGTTAGCCGGGTCGCTGACACGGTGGACTTAAACGTCCATGCCGAAGTCGTCGCGTTGCTGAGCGTGTACGTCCACCCGGAAGTCGGGAACTTCAGTGCAAGCGTACCGTTGGCGGTGCTCGTCCCGACCTGAATGTTGAACGCGCCGTGCGTGAACGTGTTCGTGTAGCCCGTCAGATCGATCGACCGGCACGACGAGGTAGAAGTCACGCTGATCGACCCGGATGTGGCGGTCGCGACCACATCGTCGGAGGCGGTCGGGACGGCTGCCTCTACCCAGGTGGCGGTATCAGACCAGGCCCGGGTTCCTCCGGAGTTACTGATCGTCCGGGTCGCCACGCCCCGAGGGTATCTGCCCGACCGTCAGACGCGAGGGGACCCCGGCCTAGGACCGGGGCCTCCTCTATCGAGCGGGACCCGGAGGTCCCTCTATGGGTGTATGGATGGCCGCTAGACGCGGCGGGCGAGGTAGATGATCAGGAGGATTACCAGGATCAGGATGACGGTCCCGAGGCCGATATACACGACCGGCCCCTACAGGAGCGTGGCGGCGGTGAGGAGGAACCCGCCGACGCCTAGCCAGCCGATGGCGTCGACCGCTTCCCGCGCCTTCGCTCCGATCACGCCGAACGCGAGGAGAACCGCCACGGCGAACGCGACGCAGGCGAGGACGAGGACGATAACCCGGAGTAGCCCTCGCTCCCGGGCGTAGCTCCTAGGGGCGACCATCAGGCGACCGTGAACACTTCTCCGGCAGCGGCGCCCGGGTCGACCGTGAACGCGACCGGCGCGGGCGCCGGGATCGGATTCCCGTCCGGACCGTTGACCGGATTCCCGGCGGAATCGACCGGGGCGTCAACGGAGGCGTTCCCGCTTCCCGCCTTCAACGGCGTGAGCGTTCCCGTCCAGACGGTATGCCCGGCGGCGTCCGTCGATTCGGTGGCGGCGCCGACCGTGACGAGCGTGGTGTCGTCCACGGTCACGACCGGGGCGGCCAGATCGGCAGGAGAGTCCGTCTCCTCACCCAGGCGGTCGGAGAAATCGACCGTGTAGGTGCCGGTTCCATCGATGTTGAACGTACCCATAGCTGTGTCTCCTCTGATCGTTAGCCTGACGGCTGCCGCCGGGCCGGGTGCGGGGGGTTCGAGTTGCGCCAGAATCCTATCCAACCGGGACAGAGTTTCAGCGAACCCGTTGGTGACGGTTGCTGTCGCCTCGGTGATGGCAGCCGTGGTGGCCCCCATCGCTTCGACTACGGCTGCCGCTGCGGCCTGTATGGCGGCCACGACTGGAGTGTCGTCGTCGTCATGGTCAGCCTTGATCGCCGCAAGAATCTCGGCGAGCAACGTGTTCGTGGTCGGCGGTCTGGCCAGCACCCAGGCGGCCGCGGCCAGGTACTCGTCCTGCGAATGGTCGCCCACGCTCACGCCCTGACTGTACCCGCTAGACCTTCGAAGTAGTCGCCATGGCTGCGGCTCGGGCCACGGCCGCCTGGGTGCTGGCCTCCGTGACCTTCGCACCCTTCCCGGGCGCCGGACGCCCTTTCTGCGCGGCGTGGATCAGGCGGGCGTTCGTGCGGGCCTGCTGGATGCGTTCAACGATCCGGTCGGCCTGGCTCATACAAGTCCTCCCTGGCGGGCGATCCGCAAGATAGTCCGGTAGAGGGCGTCGGCGCTCATCGGGTTATGCGGGTCGTCGATCCCCGGTGGCACCAACTGGTCGAGTCGGCGCATCGCGGCCTGCTCCTCGGTCCGGTACATCGGCCCCCACTCGTCCTGGCTTTCGCCCGTGAACCTGGCGACCTCGGCCTCCAAGCTCGTAACCTCCTGCACGTAGTCGGCCTCGGTCATTTCCCATGCTGGGGTGCCGCCACGCTCGGCGGCGCTCAGGATCATGCGGGCCTCGTCGGCCTGGGCGGTCGCCTCGACGCGGGCTATCTCGGCGGCCGCCTCGGCCCGGTTCGCCATGATCGAGTTCAAGTCGTACGGGGAATCGATGAGGCTGTTCACGTTGAGCCCGCCATACCGGGTCGTGTCGACGATGGCCCGGCCGTTGCTCAGGGTGTTCGCCGCGTCGATGATGCGTGTCTCGGTGAGCCATATCTGCATGGCTTCGTCGGTCGTCAACTCGCGGCCCAGCAGCCGCGACAGGCTGGCGGCTATCTCGTCGGGGCTCAACGCCGTCGAATCCCCCGCCAACGCAAACCAGTTTTGGGTCAGCCGGGATGTTTCCTTGTCGGTCAGCGCGTCGTACCAGTCGGCGTTGTACCCGCCCGGCCTCACGTACTCGCCGTTCACGAGTACCGACTGCGGGGGCCGCTGCACCATGCCCTTGTCGGCCTCGGCGTTCTGCAACAGCGACGTGTGCTCGTCCCTGATCCCGCCCAAGATGTCCCTCAACTCGGAACGGATCGCGTCGACCTCGCCCTTCGCCCACGCTTCAAGCTCGGCCGTGACTTCGCCGTCGGCCTGCGCGAAACCAAGCAAGTCGGCGAGAGCTCCAGGGTCGAGAGTGCTCGCCGTCCCGGTGTCCGCCATGCTCGTGCCCTCGTCAACGGCGGCGCCCTGGTCAACGAGGTCGCCGTTCTCGTCGACCACCGGGCTCGGTTCGCCGTTCGTGTCGATGATCACGGGCGCCATGTCGCATGTGCAGCCGTCGTGGTCGCCCGGGAAGAAGAAGTCTGTTTCCGGCCAACCCTCATTGTTCGCCAACACGTCGTCGTCGAAGTTCACGAACGTCACGCCGTCGAGGGACTGGTGCGGCTCGAATGGCCGCTCGGCGCCACCCCACTGCCACTCGTATCCGTCGATGCCGCCACCGGCCGCGTCGACGACGCCCATCATCGCCTCGCCCGTCGCCACTCCGCCCAGCGGGTTCCCGCCCGCGTCGGTGACCGGTTGGCCGTTCCCGCCTTGCGGGTCGGCACCACCGGCTATCCCCATCGATTCGCGCACCAGCGACGAAGGGATCGTGATCGAAGGGTCGGCTTCGCCCAAGCCTGGCGCCCCGGCGGTCGGGTCGTACAGGCGTTGCCCGGCTAGGGCGGTCAACGAGTCCGTCAGGTTCGTGACGGCGGCGTCGGTCGCGGCCTGGGCTCCTGCCATCAGATCGTCGACAGCGGTTTGCGGTGGGGCTCCCAGCCCGGCCTCGATGGCGGTCAACGCCTGGGAGCGGGCCAGGTCGATCCACGCCCCGGTGTCCTCGGCGAGTCCGTCGAACGCCCCGGCCAGCGGGTCGTCGACTCCGGCCGCGGCAACTAGCTCCGGGCCGCATGTCACCGTCACGAGCCGATTCGGCTTGTCCTTGATCAACGCTGCGATCAGAGTTTTCTCGCCACCCTTCGCCCGGTGGGTCGCTGCCCGTATCTTCGCTCCGGCGCGCTCCAGGGCCCGGCGCATCGCCACGTCCGACTCGATCAGGATGCGGTGCCGTAGCTGGCGGTCTATCTCCGTGAGGCGGGCCCCGACGTTGGTTGCCACTCCGGCGGCCTGGAACGCCTTAGCGAGCCCTGTGGGGGCCTCTCCTGCCCGAATCTCGGCCCCGGCCGGGGCCGTGTGTGCGGCTGCTGCGGGTGGGGTTGGGGCCGCGGCCGGGGCGGGCGGCGGGGCGGGCGGCGGGCTGCCTGGGCCCGGTATCGGCATGGCCGGGCCCTGCACGGGTGGCACGTTCGATCCTGGCATCTCGACGATGCCGGACTGAGGGGCCGGGACGAGAACGCCGGGGAACAGCCCGGTCCTTGCTAGAAGCTGGGAGAACAGGAACGGGTCCATGCGCGGCGAGTTGAGCATCAAGCGGAGAAGTTTCTCGTCGTCGTCGGGTGCGTCGTCCTCCCTGTACCCGACGTATCGGCGGCGGGCCTCCTCGCTGATCACGCCGTCGCTGAACGCCTGCTGGGCGTTCTCAGCCTGGTCCGGATGGACGATCAGGGCGGTCGCGTCGAACCACACGAAGATCGTCCGGGCGACCGCGGGGTCTACACCGGCCTCGATGAGCGCGCCCTGGAAGTATCCGGCCGTCAGGGCGTCGCACACGAGGATCGCCCTGGGCTCGATGTGGCTGTCGAACTCCTCCTCCTTGATGGTGGCGGCGTTCGCGAACGTCGTGTTCATCATCCCGAGCGTGACCTCGACGGGCATGTTCAACCCTCGGGCGATCCGCAATATCCGCTGGTCTATCTCCGCCGCCAAGATCGGGTCGCGGGGCCGGGAGAGGATCAGGTGCCGAACCTCTTTCAGCACTTCAGCCGGGCCCCGGATCACCACCGGCACGACGGCGGCGGCGCTGCCTTCCTCCTGTATCGGCGTGATCATCGACTCGGCAAGGTCGGCCGAGAACGGATCTTCCGTCTCCTCGCCATCGCCACCGTCGCGGGTCGGGTCGGCGCTCCCGAAGCTCAGTTCGCTCGGCACGAGCAGGATGCCGCTACTTAGCCGGGACTTGGCCCCGGCCCGAACCTCCCGGGACAGCAGCAGCAGCGCCTCGCACTCGCTGAGCACGCCCCGCATCGCGCACGTCGCCAACGCCGAGATACGCGGGTGGCGCTCCCACATGCGGATCACCACGTCGTCGGCCGGTACCGGCGTGCCGCCCTGGCTGTTCCCCAGCCCGTCCCGCACGATGTACTCGTCGCCCACGACGGTCAGTTCGTCCACCGACCGTATCTGCCACTCCTCGTCTCCGGTGTCGGCGTCCTCGTGGCCGTGCAGGTAGCACTCGGCGGCGACCTCGAAGTTGAGGCTCATCTCCCGCACCAACGCGCTCTGACCGCCCTCGGTCGACCGCAACCGGGCGAGGGTCGCCATCGCTATCTTCGCCACCGTCGCATCGACGTTCGCCTCGTCGCTGTCGACCGCGATCGGCGCCTGCTCGGGGTCCGGCTGCACCGCGGCGTACAGGCGCAGCTTCGACATCAGGTTCGCCAGGAAGCTCGTCGAGTTGCCGGTGTAGTAGACGGTCCCGTTGCGGCGGGCCAGCCAGGTTCCGTTCGCTGTCGTCGGGCACCAAATCGTCCCGGTGTAAGTGGTCCGGGTGAGGGAGCAGTTGCGGAGCCCGACTGTCACCTTGCGCTTGATGGTCAGGAGCGAGCGGTCCTCGGTTCGGTCGCGCCGAATCTGTGGAAGGCGACCACTCAGGATGCAGGCCAACGCCACGGGCTCTAACCATCGGCTGTTCTTTTGGCCGATGATCGTCGTGCCGTCCGGCTTGACGTGGCCGTCCGCGGCTATCGAAGTTGCTATGAACAGTTCAAGCTGGGCAGCGGTTAATGCGAGGATGAACCCGTCGGCTACCTGCTTGCCCGGCGCCACTGAAAGCAGCAGGGCGGACGCTGCGAGGTTCATCTTGAAATGCGAGATGGTCGAGTTAGGCGGCCGGTACTCACGCCATGCGGGCTCCGGGTTAGTCGTCCTGCCCGCGCCTAGTGACTCGGCCTCTGGCCCGATGAGCGCGGTGAGCGCCGCCCGGATGCGGGCCACGTTCTCGGGGTACGCGCTGTGCGACTGGTAGATAACGGCACGGCGCCGGTTGATCGTCCCCTCAGTCCAGAACCATGCCACTAGTTCGACCAGCGCATCCGACCATTTCGGGTCGGTCGGCAAGTCTGCGCTCGGCGCTGCTGTGAGCAGGCGGAACGGATGGTGGCCGCCCACCTTGCATCGGTCGCCGATGCTGGCTAGCTCCTCTGACGTTGCCCAGCCAGTCAGCCAATGCCTAGGGCCCGCGCTATCCCGCTGGCGCTCGGTCGGCCAGCGGTGCCCGAGGCTCGACAGCGAAGAATGGTCCCGGCCCTCCACCGACAACATCGGCTCATCGGCAACCTCAAACCGGTTGACCGCCTCGACCGGCTGCCACTCGCTCAACCCGGTCGCCGTGTTCAACGTCAGCGCCCGGTCGCCCTCCTCTACCTCATCGACCGACAACCAACCCCGTGTCGTGAGGATTTCGGACATACGGTCCAAACAGTAATGAACTTCACCAATTTCATCGAAGTAGTCCCATGCCTCGCTCTGCCAGGTTTGGCGGCGGCGGCGGGCCCCGGCGACGGCCCTGCGGTCGTGTAGGTCGACTCGTGCCGCGCTGGCGATCAGGGCCGGTTGGGTGTTCGTCCGGCGCCCGAATGTGTGCGCTTTCGCCGGGAGGACCGCGTCCGGCGTGACGGTGCCCTGCGTGGCCCGCTTGCTCTTGCTCCTCGCCACCGACCTGCCCGGTTCGGGTTCGGTCGGCGGCGGGCTCGCCGCTGTCACCGCGTCAGTGCCTAGGTGCTCCTCCCGGCGTCGCCGCTCGCTCGGTGTCTCCCGCGCCCCGGCCATCAGCCCTCGATGTTCTTCTTCTCGATGTACCCGCCGACCGCGTGGATAGCGGAGTCGGCGGCGTTTATTAGCATCTGCACTCCGGCCACGGTCCAGAAGAACACTAGGTCGAACTTCATCGGCCATCGGGCCAGGTCTACTGCGTGGGCGATAAGCAGCATGGCTCCTGATACCCACGCGCCCATGCAGTACGGGCATTGCACCAGCCCGCCCAGCGGGTGTGACTGCGGCGGGAACCGGCGGAACCATCGCTCCCGAAGCGAGTCAAGCTGGTCGTCTGAGACGATGTAGCGGGTGATCCGGGCGGCGGCGAACGCCAACACGATCAGGGTGAGCGCGATCATCGGGTCCGGCTCCACCATGCCCTGACCCAGCACCCAGCACAACCCTTCCATCGTCCTCGCCCTACCCATCGGTGGGTCGCGCATTCCTTCGGCCCGATGCCGGGCAGCGTCGGCTGGATAGCGTCGGGCGCTGTCGTAGTCATCGGGCTCGGCGTAGCTGTGCAGCGATCTGGCGGAGTGTCCGGTTGACTGTGCGGATCGTCACGCTCTGCGGTTTGCGGGCCTCTCGGCGGACTATGGCGGCTGCTCGGTCAAGTGTGGCCGCGTCGTCGGCCCGTTCGCTCATGTCGTAGGCCCGCCAGTCGGGGACGGGTTCTCCGAACAGCCGGTCGATGGGCACCGGCTCGAACGGTACCTCGCTGGGCCGCAGCCTCCGTCCGGTTCCGGGCACGATCCAGGCTCCGATCGCCGTCACTGGCCTCGGGCCACCGCTGCGATCGCGTGGAACAGCGTCTCCTCCAGGCGGGTCAGGGCCGTCGACTGCTCCCGGCTAAGCGGGCAAAGCTCCACGATTGCCGTCCCGAACGCCTTAGCGGCCTCCCGCAGCGAATCCATCGTCCCGGTTACCTCGGGCCCGGTCGGCGGGTGCAGGGTCAGGTCGTGATCTACGCGCTGGCGTAACTCTTCTCGACGGTCGGAGTCCGGCACTCGGCTGATCGTGATGCCTTGGCGGACATCTCCCTCGCCCATCTCAGGCGTCGACCGTGTCGGCGACGGCAAGCTCCGCGAGCGCGCCCGCCCGCCAACCCTTCAACGGGTGCCCGCAGCCGCAGCCGCTTCCCCGGCTCGCCCTCCACGCCACGCCGTCGGCCGTGAACTCGACCGGGTAGTGCGACGGGTCAAGTGTCCCGTCGACCTGGCCGTGCCTGAGCACGGTCGGCTGCCGCCCCTTCACCCCGAACGCATAGGCGTGCCCGTCGGCTACGACGAGCCGGACGGTCGAGTGGATCACCCCGTCGATGGTGATGTTGGCGGGCCACAGGTCGAACTCGACGTTCATAGCCCGGTATGGTAGGCCACCAGCGGGCTCTCAGCGCGTGACCTGGGGCGCGGCACCGCCCCCGGGCTGGCTAGGCGGCCGGGGGCGGTGATACTGCCGGGGGGTTCTACCCAGCCAGCAGGTTGTCCCACTTTCCGGTTTCCTTGCGGATGTCCTTCTCCCACTTGGGGAGGGCGGCCTCGACATCGAACTTGCCGCGCAGCGCCTCGGCGAGTTTCACGGCGTCGGCCTTCCACTCGCTGTAGCTCGGGTGGCTCGGGCTCGGGTGAGGGTGTGCCGTCATCCTACCGCGGTTCGTTCGGCTTGTCTAGGGTTTTCTAGCGTCGGCTCCCGGGTAGTGCTTGGCGATGATCCGGTCGGCCCACTCCCGGAAGTCAGGGTTCTCCGCTCGGCGGGCCTTGCAACGGGCGCACAGGTCGATCGATATCGACACCCACGGCCGGTCGGGCTCGGGCCACCACCGCTCGATCGACCCAGGTCGCTTGACGGGCTTGTCGCACACGTCGCAGATGATCCGGGGTCGCTGGCCGCGGATACAGATGAACGCGCCATCCGGTAGCCGTCCAGCTTCCCCGGGCGCGGGTCGGCGCGCCGGGAGGCTCGGTCGGTCCGTCATGCCGCGTCCCGTCTCGGTGTCGCCGCCGTCATCACGAGCAGGTGCATGGCGAACCGCTCTACCGCCGCGGCCTCGGTCGGGGTAAGGGTCGGGTCGAAGCTCCGGCCCCGCTGGGCGGCCGCGGCGATCGCCTCGTCGCGGCTCACTGGAGTTTGACGGCCCGGTACAGGTCGCCGTTCTCGCAGGATGACGCCCTCGCCGTTCGGAAGCTCGGCCAACGTCTCGAACATGCACCCCGTCAGCGTAGGTGCAGTGCCGTTCGGGCTGGGCGTCGAGCCGGGGGCTGGCGGGTCGTACTCCCATACGCCTTCGCCGATGCGGGTCAGGCCGGGCAGCGGGGTCGGGGTCAAGTGAAGGGCCCGGTACATCGCCCGGAACACCTGAACACGGGCGAGCCCGGTCCGGCGGGCGATGTCGTCAACGAAGATGCGGCCGGGCCCGTGGGCGGCTACCTCCGCGAACACTAGGGGACTGGTGGAAGTGGAGCGGGTCATCGGGTGGTTCCTTTCGGTGAGGGTGGTGCTCGGGTGCTGCCAGGAGGGGGACTAGAGGCCCCGTTCCATCTGTTGGGCGCGCTGGCGGTTCACGCCCAACGCGTCGGCGATCTGCTGGTAGGTGGCCCCCGCCTGGCGGGCCGTCGAGATGGCTGCCATCCGGCGGGTGACCACCCGGGCTCGGTTCTCGTCGTACTGCTTGACGGCCGCGTCGGCCTTGACGACCTTGCGGACAGCGGGGGCGGCCTTCGTCGCCCTCTCTGCCTTCGTCGGCTCTGCGGGGCGGCTGGGGGCTTCTCGTTGGCTTGTGGTGGTCATTCGCTGTTCCTCTCGTCGTGCTCGATGGCCTCCTCGTCGGCGCCATCTGCTCGTGCTGCTCCGATCAGCCGTTCCATTGTCTGCGGGCTGAGGGTGATCTGCTGGCGGTAGCTGTCATACGTGATGTCATCGCTAGTGAACCCTAGCGCGTGGAGGGGTGGCTTGACGTGCCGGTCGTAGAACGCCTGCGATGCGTCTCGGGCGGCGGCCTCGGCGGCGGCTTTCTCGCGGTACTTGACAGCGGCGGCGTCCTGCTCGATCTTGAGTAGCCGGTCCCGGCGCCGCAGGTCGGCCCGGTGGATCGCCGCAACACGTTCCTCCTCGGCGAGCCTGACCAGCCAGTCGGCCCACGGTTCCTTCAAGTCCCGCAGCTGGGCGGCGAACGGAACCCATATCGTCGGGCCGTCGATCTGCAATGTCCGTTCCTTGCGATGCCAGTACGGGCCTTCGGCTATCTGTGCGTCGGTCCACGGTTCCCCGGTCGCCGGGTCGATCGTGGTCGTGATCTGCGTCTCAACCTCGGCGGCCACGTACATGCGTGCCGTCTCCCGCCATGTACTCGTCCTCGTGACCGTGAAGCTGTAGCTGCCGTCGTTGTCGACGAGCGTCCACGGCAACCATCTGGCGTCGGCGTTCCAGTAGTGAAGCTCGGGGTCAAGGGCGATCACCCGGTGCGAGTTGCGGCCAGTGCGCCCCTCGGCATACCGGTAGATGCCGTACCGCTCTATCTTCTCGCGTCTCATCGCTGGGCCTCCGCTTCGAACGCCGCAGCGCCAGCGGCGTGCTCGGCGCACCATTCGCTGTCGGGCAGGGCATCCTCGGTGCAGCGGGCGACGTACGGCCAGTAGCCCGGGTTCACGACGTACTCGCATCGCGGCTGCGCCCGCTTGGTCGCCCGCTCGTAGAGGGCGGCGATCCGGTCGTCCGCGGCGGCTGTCTCCCGGTCCTTGCGACTCAGCCGTCGGGCGGGGGCGGCGTTGCGTTCCCGTTCGGCGCGGGCTCGCTGCTCGGCAGGCCGGAGCGGGCCCGCTAGCCGGGCGGCGCGCTGGTCGTCGTTCTCGACCTGCAAGATGTCGCCGACCCGGTACACCCGTTTGCCTACGTCGCCGGGCTGCACCCGGCCGATAGCCGAACCGAGATGGTGGATATTGCGGCCGACCTGCACCGTCGACTTGTGGACGTGCTCGGCTGCGATCGTGAACAGGAAGATCGGGCGGGCCGTCATGGTGTCGTGACCGCCTTCGGGAAGTGCTCCGGGCAGATCGGGCCTTCGGGCGGGTTCTCAACGAGTCGACCTCGGGTCGTCGGCTTCCCGCAACGAGCGCACTCCGCGTAGAGCGTCCACTCGACCTGCTCGTTCGCCCGGATCAGCAGGTGCGGGACATGCGACTCGAACGCGGACCAGTCGGCCGCGCCTATCGCGCTGAGCGTCGAGACGCCCATCGTCTCGCCCGCCTGGTAGAGCGCGTCCCGGGCGGTCGCCAAGTGCGACGTACGCCTGGCGGGCCCGCTCGATAGCCCGGAGAAGGCGCGCCCGGTTCGCTCGGGCCTTGCGTTCCGCGGCGGTCATCGGTGAGCCCAATCGGCCGTGCCGTCCGCGCAGCGAATCGGCTCGCCGCACTCGGCGCAGAAGCCGCGCAACGGATAATCCTGGCGGGTCGCTCCGTTGACGGACGCGCCCCAGCGGTTAGTGATCGAGCCGGGCACCTGGGCGGGCTCGGGCTTATGGTCCGTAGTGGACATGGCGGGTTCCTTTCGTGGTGAGGGTGACAGCGGTGATTCTACCGCGGATCGGTCGGCTTGTCTAGGGGGTTCTAGCGGCGGCAGGTGGCGGGAATCGCTCTCGGGGCGGCGGCACACGTGGCAGGCGTCGCCGTCCGGCCAGTAGCGGTGCCGGATCAACGTGCGGCCCGCTCGACCGTGACGGGGCATTCGGCGTCGAGGTAGCGGTGCGGCCAGCGGTGCTCCACGAGGAGCGTCACCGTCCCGTCGCTGTTGTCGGTGCGCTCAGCTACCCGCAGCGGGTCAAGTCCTTCCCGGTGATCGTAGACGCCGACGATCGTGTCTCCGGGCTCGACGTGGCCTGCGGTCGTCTCTAGCCTGACGGGCGCTGGCGGGGCAGGGCGGGCCTCCTGGCGGGCTCTCGTGGCCTCCTGCCGTTGGCGGCGCTCATCGGCGCGCTCGGTGCAGGGGCGGCCCTGCTGGTGGTATCCGACGCCGAGGCTGCGGATCGTCTCGCCGCATGCGTCGCAGCGGAGCATCCGGGTCGGCCCGGTGTCTGTCTGCAAGTCAGGGATTCGGGTGAACCCGCGGACGGTTGGGAGCGTCGACCAGTGGCGGCGTGGCGGTAGCCCTTGATGGATCGGGTCGTTCTCGGTCCGCCAACAATCGCATCGGTCGCCGTCTCGGGGGGTGAACCGGTGCCGGATCATCTGGCCGCCCGCTCGGCTGCCACCTTGCGCTGCCATGCCTTGACGGCGGCGAGGGTGGCCGAAATGTTGTCATGAACCTCGGCGGCCCAGCCAGCGTCTCGCCACGCCGCGGCTTCCCGCTCGGCCCGGTGCTCCGTCCGGAGCGGCCCGACCCAGCCATCACGTCCGTCCCGTTCGCGGCGCACATAGAAGCTGGGGGCGCTCATCGGGGCGGCCTGAACCCTCGGGGCATGTACCGCCACTCGATGACGGTCGCGGTGCTCTCGCCGCGGGCGGCGGCACGCTTGTCCTGCCGTTTCACGGCCCGCACCAGCCGGGTCGGGGTCGTGTGGAACTCGACCTTGCCGTCCGGGTGCATGACGGCCAGCAGGCCGCTGTCGTCCCGCATCCGCTCGACGATCAGCTTGCGGACCGTCAAGGTCGGGGTCGGTGAGTCGGTCATCGTCCGGTCCCGTCGTAGCGGCGAACGGTGTCCTCGTTCTTCAGGGTGACCTCGGTGCGATTGCCGCCAAGGTCACGCAGCGTGACGCGCACGCCGTTCGTCGGCAGTTCACCGTTCCGGGTGTTACGCGGATAGAACACGACGTGCGAGACGTTACGAACGTATTGGCGGCGGTTGTCGTGACGGATGATGTCGCCCCGGTTCAACCGGAACGCTGGGATCGTGGTGAGGGCCATACGTCCATCCTACTCCTCGGCGGTTCTGTCTAGGGGTTTCTAGCGCATCCTGTCAAGCTGGCGGCGGAGGGCGGCAAGCTGGCGGGTGATGTCGGGCCGCATGGGCAGCCCGGCCTCCCGGGACCGCTGGTGGGCCTCCGTCAGAATGTCCTCCCGCATCAGCGCGCGGCCTAGCTCACCCTCCCCGGCGCGGCCTAGCTGGGTCAGGCACTCCTCCTTCGTGCTTAGGGCGGAGCGGGCGATCCGCTGGCTGTCCGGGTCGGAGTGGTCTACCCGTGCCAGTCTGCGGGCGGTCCGGGCCGCCTCCCGGTACCGGCCGACTAGCTGGCGGCGGGTCGCCGTCGACATCACCCGTGGTGGTGGCAGCATGACGCGGACCTGCCCGGACAGGATGCCGTGGAGGCGCGCCTGGGCCGGGTCCGGCTCCGGTGGCTGTAGCGGCTCCCCCTCGGGCTCGGGTGACGGGTCGGTCACGGTCCCTCCCCCGCGACGATCAGGGCCATGAGCGACCATATGGCTGCGGCCGAGTGGCCGTTAAGCTCGCCGAGAACGTTGAGAACGCCGGTCAGGCAGGTGGCAAGCTCGACAGCGAGAGCTCGGGGGTCCGGGTCGGCCTCAATCTCGCCGACCGCGGTGGCGTGATCCTCGGCCAGCATCGCTGTCACGACCCTGAACATCGTGCGGGCCGTCTCGGCGGTCGGCCCGTGGATGGGGGCGCTCACGTCGGGTCGTCCGGGTTGTCGGGGTTCGCCTTCAACTGCCGGTAGGTGGCGGCCGGGACTTTCCGTTCTGGCAGCCAGTGCGGGGCGCTGGGCGGCGGGAGCGTGAAGTCGAACACCCGGTGGAAGTCGTAGGCGGTGCCGTCCGGTGTGGTCGGGCTGATAGGCGGCGCATTGAACAACCACTCGATCAGGGCGTCCACGCTGGTCGTGTCGGCGGGGGTGCTGTCCGTCCAGCCGAGCCGGACGTACGCTCCCTCGAACACGGCCGGGATGCGCAACCCGACGGGTCGGCCGTTGATGATCTTCTGGCCGACGGTCCGGTCCAGTTCCCCGGTGTAGAAACACCCGCAGTCGTCCCACGTTTTCATGAACACGGCCCCGGCGTGCTGCGGGCCGCCCTGCATGGCGTTGATCACCCGGGCGGTCATGTTCTCCCCAACCTGCCAACTGTCGAGATTGTGCTGGCTGTAGTTGCCCGCATCGTCCTGGCCGGGCAAGAAGAAGCTCACCTGGGGCAGCGTGCCGTTCGCGGCGTCAACGAAGTACTGGCTGTCCGGCTTCAAGTTGTTGCCCTCGGCCGTGTAGATGCAACTGGCGAAGCTCGGGCAGATCGCAAACTGGTAGCTGCCGACCCCGGGGCTCGCGGCCCCGTAGATACGCCACGTCACCCCGGCGGCATCCAAGTCTTGGAACAGGGTCGGTATGTCGGGCTGCACGGCTGACGGCCGGTAGGCGCCCTGGTATCCGGGGATGCCGGGCAAGCTGCTCGTGTAACACGAAGGCTGATAGCTCGTCACACCGGTCGGGCTGCGCCACTGTGCGTCGTCGTTCCCGTTGCACGCCCAGCGGGCCCCGAGATGGGTGATGCTGCTGTAGGTCGGCAACTGGCCGGTGAAGCCTTGGGTCTGGCCTGCCGTGGCGAAGTCGGTGTGCCCGGTCCAGCTTGGCACCGGGTTAGCGGAGTGGTAGTTATCCGCGACGGTTCCCTGCTGCATGAGTGCCGTCTCCGTGAACGCGGCGGAGGCGGTGATGTACTCGTAGCAGTCTCCTCCTCGATGGCCGGGGTTACAGCCGGTCACGGAGGCCCACTGGTTATTCATCGCCAGCATCTGGCCGGGGACACCGTGATCTATCTCCGGGGGGATATCGCCCTGGACGGTCGGGGTCGCTGTGACCGGAACACCTTTCTTCGTGAACGTGTGGATGAGGGCGGTCACGTCGAATGGCTGGCCGGTCCGCGGGTCGACGTTACAGGGCGTCGGCCGGGAGACGGTCATGCAGGCGGCGCCTAGGGCATGGTCAAAGCTGTTGTTCTCGTCAAGCTGGATGATCAGATGACGGATAGGGGTAGGGAGGGCGGCGGCTCGTAGAGACGCCTGGGAGACTCCGGCTACGGATAGCGCGGAGAGAGCGGCCATCGCCCCTAGCGAGGCTAGAGCGACCGCTCGTACGGTTCTACGGGTCATGCTGGTGATCCTTCCTTTTCGGTGAGGGATGCTGCTGGTTTGCCTAGCTCTTGCGCGAGGACCCGGATCGCCTGGGCCATCGTCTCCATTCCTTCCTCGGAGAGCAGATGGCCCGTATGCCAGGACCCGCAGAAACAGCAGCGGTAGGCGGCGAGCGGGCGGCCCTCCTCAGTCTTGTTCCGGTTGTAGGCGGCGGCCCGGCGGCGGGCCTCATCCTGGCCTAGCCGCGGTTTATGACCACAGGCGCGGTCCCGGATCGCTTCGGCCTCCGGGTAGGTGATCACGACGGGTCCTCCCGGCGGCGGAGGAGCAGGTAGATACGACCCCCTAGCCACGGCCCGAGGAACAGGACCAGGAACAAGCCGCACGCCATCGAGCGGGACCCGCCCAACCCGGCGGCGGTCCCGGCGAATATCCCGGTCACCCCGAGGAGGACGGCGGAGAGGAACCGGGAGAGGTCACGGCGGGTCACCGGACCCTCTGACTTTTCCCGCGGCTCCCCCGGATCGGAAGCGCCCATGCCTGGCGGCGGCGCTCGTAGTCAGCGCGGGCGGCGCGCCGGGTATCGATCTGCTCGATGATCCGGTCCGCGATCAGCCGGTCGGCCTTCGTGGACCGGAGGCCCCGGAGCACACGCTCCCACTGGCTCTCCGTCAGCGTCACATCCGCGTGGCAGCGGGGTTCGGGAAAGTGCTTCATAGGTATCCTCCTCCTGCCATGTAGGCGGTCAGGGCGGCAACGATGGCCGCCACGGTATCCGGGTCGGCCTGCTCGGGCCGGGGAGCCCGGAAGCCGGGGCTGTAGGTGCGGGTCGGGGCCAGGATCGCCGCGCCGCTAGCCACGGTCGTCCGTCCACGAAAGAATCTCGTCGGCTCGGGCCAGAAGCTCCCGGTACGCCTCCCACGTGCCCTCGGTCCCGGCGATCCGGTCGGTGCCCTGCAACGTGTGGAGGGCGGTGTGCGTCGCCCACATCGCGGGCAGGAAGCTGGCGACCGGGTTCCACGTCAGGGTGTTCGGGTTCCACACGGCGACGGTCGCGGTCGACTGCTTGGCGTAGTGGGTGTCGTGGTGAATCTGGAAGCGGAGCAGGTGCCCGGTGTGCAGCGTTTCGCCGCTGTCCAAGTCCCAGCCCTGCCCGTGCTGCGTGACGTTCTGATAGTCGAGCATGGCTATCGGCTCCTGACCACGGTCACCTGGAACTCGCTGCCGTCGTCCAGTTTCACGACGAGCCCGAAGTTGCCGGTCAACACGCCTGCCTCGGCGAAACTGGTCGTGCTCATCACGGCGAACTGCTCGCCGTCGCCCACGCCCAGCAGGTCAGCCTGCAACGCCTCGGCCACTGCCGCTGCGAACTCGTCCTCGGTCATGGTGGTTCCTTTCGGGTAGGTGAGGGTTACCGCTACCCACTATAGCGCGCTAGGGCCCGGCTGTCTAGGGGTTTCTAGCGGTGCGGGTCGCGGATGCGCTGCCCGTCGTACAGGAGCCATTCGCCGCGCTCGTGCTCCTCGGCTTCGTCGATAGCTACCTCGACGATCATTTTCACCTGCTCCTCGCTATAGAGCGGGCCCATCGTCGTCCGCTGAATGTAGAGGATCGTCCGGCCCGGGTTTCTAGCGTCGTGGTGGTCGGCCTCGATGCGCAGGATCGGCCCGTCGTAGGGTAGGTGGCCGTTGCTCTCGACCCCGAACCGCCATCCCGGCTTGTACCGGAACCGGGCGACGATCCGCTCGACCTGCTGCAACGGCAATGTCGGTGCCGCCTGGCCTGGCCTCAGTCCGGTCGCCATCAGCGGTCCCCGCTGTGCGCTATCAGCAGGACGATGGCGAGGTAGATGCCCGCCACCGCGAACGTGACGGCCATCGCCTCCCCCGTGGTGAACGCTGCGGCGATCACTTTTTCGCTGCTTTCGGGAACGTCTGCACCATCCTCGGGCGGGGCGGCGTCAGCGCCCGTGCCTCCGCTACCGCGGGGCGTGCCGCTGGCGTCGGGTAGCCTTTCGCTGCTGTCTCGAACTCGCCCGCCCAGCGGATCAACTTGCGGGCCACGTCGAGCCGAACGGCGCGGTCGGCGATCTGTTCGGCTACATCGGCAGCCGGTTTCTGCATGACGTGGAGCAGCGCATCAGCTCTTGTGGCGGGGGCCGTCCCGGTCGGTCGCTCAGCCTTCGGTATCTCATGGGCCATCGCGTCGATGATCGGCCGTGCTGGCGCCGCTGGCGGGCGCTTCGCCGTCCGGGCTGCCTCTATGGCCCGCTGGGATAAGGGCGGCTCGACGGGCAGCATAAGGGCCTCTCGTGCCACTCTGGCCGGGTCGGGCAGTTTTGTGTCGCGCGACCCATTTTCTCGCGCTGCTTTTGCTAGCTCGTGTACGTCTAGCCCTTCGTGCTCCAACATCGCCTCTCCGACGTGGACCCATCGGTAGGCCGCCTTCCGTGACCTGCCGTGGCGCTCCTCCGTGTACGCCTCAAAGGTCCGGTGGGTCGCCTTGTAGAGCTTCCCCGCGTGGATGATCGCTAGGGCCACGTAACCCATCTCGATATCTTCACGGGAGTCCTCCGCTGTGCGGATGGACCGGGCGACGTATTCGTCTAAGCCGTCGAACGTCGAGCACCCCAGCTTCTCTAGCCCGAGGGCCGGTAACCTGTCGGGCAGTAGGTCAGACGACATGGCTGTCGTCCACTACGAGGCATCCGCCCTCGTAGCGCCATGTCAAGCGGGTGTTCCAGGGATGGCAGGCCACCCCTCGCCAGAGGGTCTGCGTGTGGTCCGGGTACTGGAGTACCTGGCCGCTTAGGGCCTCTAGAACTCGGCGGCCGACCTCCTCGTGGGTGATCTTCGCCGCGTCGTATTCGACTGAAACGGTGACCGTCTTGGATCGCCATACCGGGTCGGCGTTCCACGGGCCCCATTCGTCGGGAAGTAGGAGCGGGTCATCGAAGATGATGATCGGGTCGTCGTCGACTGGCTGGGTTGGCGGGCTAGTCTTGATGATCATCGGGTACCTCCTAGATAGGTGTCCGGTTGCCTGCGGTGCCGCTCGGGGAAGTGTGGCACCGCAGGCCTAATCCTAGCCCGGTTCCTGCGGGCTCGGCGTCTCGTGGACCGTGTTGAACGCGGAGTTGTTGTTCTCGTCGCCGACCCACAGCCAGCAGTTCTGGCCGTAGGAGTGGTGCGCCGCCTTGCTCGGGTCGCCATAGATGTAGAGCGTCCCGTCAGGGTCGACCGAGAAGCTGGCATCGCCGTGCTCCTCATAGAAGCCGTGGTCCTGAACGTACTCTGCGCCCATCGGCTCGTCGGGCGTCATGTGCTCGTCGTACACCTTGACTCGGACGGCAGATCGGACATGGCCGTGAAGGATTCTCATACCGCTCTCCTTGGTCGTACTGCGCTGCCCTCAACTCTAGCGCGCTAGCCTCGCCGGGTGCGGTCTGCTGATGCCATCCAACCGTGCCTGCCCGGGATGGGCCTCGCCGGGGAATGCGCTGAGCATCGCTGGGCGGTCCGGTGGACCGGGCGGGGATGGCGCCGGTGCGATGCGTGCGGGGTGCGCGGCTGGTGGTTCCGGGCGCGCTAGCCCTTCGGTGTCGGGATCGGTGTGATCCTGCCGTCCCGGCGGTGCTTGCCCTTGTGGTGGCGGCGCAGGAGGCATGGGTTCCGGTCGTTGGCGTGGCCGCAGCGGGGCACGTTGCAGAACGGGATCGCGCAGCGGACTACCTCCTCGACTTTGTGGCCTGGTGGGCCGAGCAGGACGCTCTCCCATTCGTGGGCGCACGTGTCGATCTTCGGGTTCTGCTCCCAGCCGGGCGGCCAGGGTGTCAGGCCCTTCTCAGTGATGGTCGGGCCTACCCGGTAGCCGCTCACACGTCCTCCCCGTACCCGAACGCGGCCCGGCGCGCCCCGTCATAGTCCGGGGTGTGCCGGACGCCGGAGGGAACCATCTTCGCCGGGGGCCGCGGGCTCTCCGTCCGCTCCTCGATCCGTTTCGTGTCCTCCCTGATCCGGTCCGCCAGGTTGATCCCCTCCGGCCGGTCCGCCGCGACGAGCCAGCGTTTCACGACGCTCCTGGACACGTCGTACTGTTTCGCGGCCCGGTAGACGGTCGAGGCCCGGGCGAACGCGACTATCTCGGCCCGCTCCTCCGCCGTCCAGGAGCGGCGCGGCCGGGGCGCGTGGCGGCGGTCGTCCGGCCCCTGAGGTTCCTGGGGTTCCGTGACCGCTTTGACCTCAACCGGTTCAGGGGCCTCAACCGGCGGGGGAGGCGGGAGCGGGTGGCGTTCCCGGTCGTAGCCGGGGGAGAGCTGAGCACAGATACCGCCCTCGGCCAGT